GGGGGACGCTGAGCACGATCCGTGTGATTTGCCGCTATCGCTAGGCGGGGTAACGGGTCAGCCGCCAATCCGGTTGCCCTGCATCGAGGGATGCCCTACCAACCGGCCCCAGGTAAACCACCAGCCGGGTTTCATTATTGTACCAACTAGGAAGATCGGGTAGGTACAAAGTAAGATTATTGGATAACGCCCATCGGTTAAATAATACCTCTTCAAAGGGAGGTACGTATATGTGGTTTAATTGGGCGGCGGCTTTTCGGTTAACACGGTAATATTGAGGATGATCTACGAATGGGTGCATCATCCCGTGCCCGCCTTCCCTATCGTGAACTCCACCTCTGACCAAACATTTATGACTGAAGGGGGTGCTTAAAGTCCAACCGTGGCGTATCCCGAACTCCTTGGCGATCGATAGCTTCAACTTATAAACACGCTCTTCCGACGCCATGACTGTGCGGCGGACCTTCGGCCACTCCGGGGACCGGAGATTGAACCGCTGCTCCGGAATGCTTCTTTCCCGCTCGATTTCGGCCAGTGCTGCGAAAATATCCATGATTCCCTCGCTGGACAGGTAAACGTGGACAGGTCAGGTTTTTCCCACATCTCTTCCTGTATAATGTTTTTTTTATTATTTAATTATCTTTACGTTTTAATTTTTTTTTTTTTCTTATATATACCTACTATCTTTCCTGTCCTACTTGTCCTACTTGTCCTATAAAAAATATATAATAGTAGAATCAAAAGGTTATAAGGTAGACAGGTTCTTGGACAGGTAGGGGATTTGGACAGGTTATAGGGGGTTTTTGAGGTAATTTGCGATCTGAATTAAGGTTGGGACAGTTCCGCGATCGAATTTCCGTGGATTTCGCGACCACACGGTGACTTTTTTTCCCTCGTAAATAATTCTCCCCATGTGGGTAAAATTGGCTATCCGGAGGATTGCAGCGCAATTTGTCTCCTTTATCGGGATATTCGATCGATTTTTTGCCTCTAATATTTGGGCGAGTTTAGAGACAACGACCACGTCTTCCGAGATATCGTGATAAAATCCACTCTCGATGAGGTCTTCCAGAGTCACGCTTTCATCGGAGTGGGCTTGCTCGATCATGGATTGCCGCCCGGTGCTATCCGGGGCGCGACCGTATGGCTTAAATTCCGGGTGCAATTTATAGGTGAGCAGCCACCCGCGTAGCGCTCCCGCTGACTGCAAGGTTTCCTGCAATCGGTCAAAATACCCTTCCTCAGTCACTTTTTTAATGTGTTTTTCGTCTTGCCATTGTGATTTCAGGATAAAATAGCGGCGATCGGCGCTGGTTATTGGCAATGCGTTCTGGAAGTTACTGGTCAGCATGTACGCTGTAGCATTCTGTGCGTTGTATGTGTCCGTCCGCATCGCTCGAACGGAGATTGTGGCGTTTGTTATGTAGGGTTTCATCTTATTCAAGATGTCGTAGCGATTATGGCCGATCATTTTTACCTCTTCGATTGCGATAAAAAGTTTGCCTACCGCCCACCCTGTGAATTGGTCTTCCATATCAGTGCCGTTGATGGTCCGAGCATTGTCGCCACCCAGCACCCCGGCCATCATGTTGGCGAAAAAGGTACGACCGTCCCCGTCTACCCCTTGCATTAAAACTGCCCAATTCGGTCTTTGTCTGGTCTGGACGATGTGGGCGAACCAACTTATCGCCAGTTCCCGTTCCCGCTTAACCGGGAACAGAAACTCGAAATGGCGGATTACCCGCTCAACGCTTTCCCACCCCTCAAGTGGATCATCCGGCACCTTGGGGGTGCTGCGTTCGCTGTAGGAGTTTACCCATTTCAGCCCAGATCCGTCTGTGAAAGTAGCTTCTTCGGTGGGGAGATACATCGTCATGTGGTAGACCGGGATCTTGACCACATCGAGGGCATATTGGCCGGGGTTTCCTTCCGTCATATACCGCCCATGGGCGGCGTCGAACGCCTCACGTTTGACCCTCGACCCTGTTTCCGTGTGGTAAAACTCGGCTGAATGCGTCAGATAAACCCAGTTTTTAAGCCACACAGGCACCCCTTCTTCCTTATATTTCACCATGTTACGAGCCGCCGCGATACTCAATTTAAGCCCGAGTCTCCTGGCGCTCTGCTGCACGGTCGTCGCCAACCGATCCCGATCAAGCGCATCTAAAACTAAGTTTCTACCCTCCGCTACGGCGGCCCGGAAGCCCCGCATGTCTGCCGCTACCTCCAACCTTAGAAGCACGTCGGATAGGCGGTCCCTGGCACTTATCGCCGCCCATTTCCTTATATATCTGTGGGTTGTTGGTCGATTGTGCCGGCCGAACGACGCCCAACTGACCTCGAACCGGTCGTCTTTATGCTTGAGCGCCCTACTCGACCACTCGCGGGCTAACCGCCGTCCAAACTCGTTTCCACCGGTTTCATGGTGGATCGCCGCGATCAGCTTCAGCCAACCGAGTTTGCTGGTGTCCGAATCCTCGCCGTAGGGAACCGAGTTTGAGTTGGGGATCGCCAGCACCAGCCGGGTCAGTTCCTCCTCGCTCATGCCGGCTGGATCGCCGCCGATCGCCAGTTCGGCTAGGTCGTCGTCGCCGAACTCGCGCACGGTGGAAACTCGGTTTTCACTGGTGTACCCGCGAGCCACCATCAGCTTTTCAAACTCGCGGATGATCTCCCGGCACTGTTCCTCCGTGATCACCGGCAAATCATCTATGTAGACGAAGACCGGACCATCACCTTCTGTCCACACGTAAGCCTTACCGGTTTCGGGGTGGATACCGTAGGCTACGAACTGTTGACCATTACCGAGAATTTCGGTTTGATATTTACGTCCAAGGTCGTCCCAGTATATCGTGGACGAGATCTTACGCATTGGTCGGTTCACCCTGAACAGCAGTCCACGTTTAGGGAAATTACCGATGCGAATCGGGGCAAACCCGATCTGGATGCTGGTGAATGTCTCCATGTGCTTCGCGTCATCCGGTTTGGGGATGTCAAAATCCACGAACGCGAGTTTTTCGCCACAGGTTATGCCGACACCGGCTTCAGCGTGACCGTTTGACAGCCAGTAGCCGATGTCTTCCTTTGTTGTCCGGTGTTTTTGCCATTGGGGGATCACTGGAAACTTGTTTCCAGGCTTGATCGGGATGACGTTGTAGCCGTTCGCGAGTATCCGTTGCCCTACTTCCGCCAGAAAACCGGTCATCCGATCCTCCGTTGGAACATCAGTTCCTGGTTGCCCCACGCGATAACCTCGATCCCTATCACGCGCTCAACAGCTTCCAGCGTCTTCTCGCTGACATAAAGTATCCGGCGATCGTTCACCTGTGAGCGTAGGGTCGAGTAATTTATGCCGATCGTTTCGGCTAAATTCTTCATTTTGCCGGTTTGGCTGGCGTAAACGCACCCCAGTTGAATAAAAAACACGTCCGTTGCTCGATCTTTTTCAGGGCCATCAGGCATTTCGACCAACCACCGTGGAAAAGGTAAAAGCATTTGCAGGTTCCTTTCATTTTGTACTTGACCGGTACAACTTAGCGACGATATTCTCCAATCGTCAACTTGAATGTGGAGATAAAAAGTGGCGCTCGAAGACGACGTGAAAGCACTCACCCTTGCACTTACCAATTTGACAGAGAAGTTGCCCGTCAACGGGGCTGCCGCCGCCCCGGCAACCACTACAGCACCGGCTACACGCGGTCCCGGCCGTCCCAGGAAAGTCAGTTTGGACGAGGTAAAGGCGGTTGCAGCAAAGCTAGTGACAGAACGAAGCCGCCCCGTCGCGGTGAAACTGATCCACGATCTGGGAGGAGCGCAACTGGCTGACTTGGACGAGAGCAAGTACGCCGAGTTCATTGCTGCGGCTGAGCTTTTGATCAAGCAGCAGCCGGCCGAAGCGTCGGAATCGGAGCTTTAAGAGGGCCGGCGGAATGGTTGTCAGCGTATTCCGTCCCAGCTATTCCGCCACCTCCTTGTTCTGCGCCGGCTCCCTGCTTCCTTCGATCGAGGCGGCCGACACGGCCGGCTACGATGCGGCCGAGGGCACCGTCTTCCACGAGGTGATCGGGGAGTGGCAGTTACGCGGTCGGCCCGACCACCTGTTAGGTACGACCAGGGAGGTAGACGGACACACGGTCGAGATAGTGGAGGAGATGTTCGTCCACGCCGAGGAGTGCCTGTCCCGCGTCAACGACATCCCCGGCGACCGGTATGTGGAAACACGGGTTGACCTGAGTTCGATCACGCCGATACCCGGTCAGGGCGGTACGTGCGACGTAGCCTTCTGCGAATACGGTGTACTCGACATAACCGATTGGAAATATGGCAAGGGTGTACAGGTGTACGCCTACAAGAACACGCAGTTGCTGCTGTATGCATTCGGCTTTTACCAAGAGTTTAACCAGACTTACGATTTCGAGACGATCCGGCTGCGGGTCGCACAGCCTCGCCTGAACCACTGGGATCTGTGGGAGATCGGCCGGGACGAACTGTTGGAGTTCGCCGGTTGGGCAAGGGAGCGGTGGGCGCTTGCCTGGGAACCGGGTGCGCCGCGCAGTCCCAGTCCGAAAGCGTGCCAATGGTGCAAGGTCAGACTGACGTGCCCCGCGCTTGAAGTAGCCCGCCAATCCTTGGTCGATCTCTCTTTCGAGGTGTTGGAAGTGGATGATGACACTCAACGGGCGGTTCAGCCTGTCTCTCCCGTACTCCCGCCACCGGCCGAGTTAACCATCGGGCAGCTAGCCGAGATCTACCGCTACCGGCGGATGATGGAAACTTGGTTTGTTGAGATCGGTGAGGAACTGATCCGCCGGGGACAATCCGGCGACGATCTAGGCGGCCTGTGGAAAGTTGTTGTCGGCCGTCCCGGTAACCGTCGCTGGGTCAACGAGGACGAGGCGGTAGACGCCTTCCATCGTGTCGGCGTTGAAGACGACGAACTGTACGAACGGAAGTTTAGATCGCCGGCTCAGATCGAGAAGGTGGTCAGGGCAGCCGGTGTGCGCGATCCGAAACTGGCGAAGCGATACGTGAACATGTTCACCGATCGCGCTCCAGGCAAACCGGCCTTAGTGCCGATCGGTGATGCGCGTGCGGATCTCCAGGCAATCGTGGGAGATGTTTTCGACGAATAAAGAGTGCCAAGGCGCTCTTTAACGCCGGTTTAGCGCGTGTTCCGGCCACAAAAAACACGGCGTAGTGGAGAGTAAAATGACTGATGATACTTATAACCCCCGTAAACTTCCGGAAACCGTTGCGGATCTTCTTGCACAACGCAGGTCATTGAAGACACGGTCGCTGCATGACGATGTGGACGAATGCCATCTGAAGTTGTGGACCAATCCCGAATACCGGAGGTGTTTTTTCGCTGTCCATGCTTCAGAGACTATCGAAGGATCGTTCATTGCTGATGAGCACATGGCGGCTGGTATGATTCGCACTTTTGCGAAAGCAAATAATATCCCGATCGCGGCTGAAACGAAAATTGCCGCCATCGTGTATTCGCTCAATGTCGTTTGCCGGCGGTATAACATGTCACGGAAAGACCGGCAGAATCGTGTTCACGGTCAGCGTGTAGATGAGGCGGCCGAGTAACGCCGGCACCACCTATGGGAGAGCGGGTTTAATAGCCCGCTCCCCTTTTGGAGGATTGAAGATGGTCGATAATATCTTTTCGCTACCAACGCTGTTGGAGCGGCTTGCCGGGAAGCTCAAAAGCTACTTACAACGTAAAACCACGAACCAGGAGGATTGGATTGAGATACAGGAGGGTATCTGCCTGACGTTGGCCGAGGCACGGGATCAGTTTTCAGCCAACATTGAGTTCGGTCAGTGGTGTGAAGATAATGGGTTTGGCAATGATGTGTTCAACGCTGATGAGCGGGCGGCAGCTATTACGATGGGGCGCGATCCGCAGGCGTTGCGTGCCTGTTTGACAGCGACAGACCGCCAATCATTGCAGACGATGTACCGGTTTGAGTTTGGGCGTTATCGTAACGTTACGAAGACGCAGCCCCGCCAGCCGTTACAACCCAAGCCACCGACTGAGAACATCGAGGCTGCTATTGAGGCAGTGCAGCCGTTTGTCGATGCCGGGGTCAACGTTCCACGTGCTAAGGTTTCCGAGGAGCTTGGCATAGGTATGGAGACTGTCAGGCGTGCGACGGAGAGGGCACGCGGGCGGTCTGAAGCCAGAGAAGAACAAATGTACCCGCCGCTGCCAGCGGAGGACATGCCCAAGACCTTGAAAAAGCGGTACGAGGCCGCTCTACGTAAAGCACGGCAGGAAATCCGCGAGGAATTAAAGGTCGAAGTGTACAAAGAAGCCGAGGTCTATTTAGACTACCTGAAAGACCGATTAAGGCGGTCTGATATGATACTTTCCAATTACCAGGGTAAGATTAGCAAAGAGACGTTTCGTAAAATAAAGGCTTGCTTACACCCGGATCATAACACGTTCAAGTATGCCGCTGAGGCGTTGCAAGCCTTCTGCGAGATGGAGCCGGTTCTCGTTAAGCCTGACGATCCGGTTTATACCGGGCCGCCTTTACCCCAAACGGTGGCGGAACTGATGGCAAGGCGGCGTAAAAGGTAAACTTCGATGGCTAGGGTCTATGCGACCAAGGAACCGGCCGAGGTTTACCGTCGCTCGCTGCCGCGTCCGGAGCGGTTGGAGACGATACATTTTCGCAACAACACGAAGGAGGGGTTTGTCGTTCGACGTAAGCGGGTCATCTGGCGCACGGTCAACGGGAGAATAGGCGATGTCAGACGTAATTGAGCGGAAGATCGTAAAGAACGAAGACTACGTTGTCACGTATTCGGACGGGACGATCGTGGTGAAGGAGGTGAGGTTGAGCTTCCCCCACCTCGATAAGCCGTGGGCGGGTCCGAACGGGACCAACCCAAGGCCGACATACGGTGCGATCGGGTTGATGCCGAAGACGCCGAAGTACCGCCGGTCGCAGTTGCTGTTGGAATCCGAAATCCAGCGGTTCGTGGCATCCAAGCAGAACCCCGATCTGCCTAGTATGCACCGGTTTATGCGGGATGGGGACGAGCGCAAGGACCGGAAGGGGTTCCCTGGACACTGGTCGATCCACACCAACGAGACGAACCCTCCCGCTTTGAGGGGTCGCGGTACGGACCCGGTCACCGGTCGGGCGAGGATCATCAAGCCGCAGGATGCCGTCGAGGTGTTCTACCCCGGCTGCTGGGTGAACATGTTCATCAAGCCGTGGTGGCAGAGCAATACCAACGGCAAGAAGGTCAATGCCAACCTGATCGCCATCCAGTTCGTGCGTGATGGCGAGCGGATCGTCGGTGACGGTCGCATCACCGATGACGTGGTCGATGACACGTTGGAGGTTCTGGCCGAAGACGACAGTGGCTTTGACGATCTGGAAGGTCTGTAGGCAGGCATTGAACCGGTGGTTAGGGGGAACGTAACTACCGGTTCAGTGCGGGTGCCGTGTGGCAACCGAGCGGTCCTGCGGTATCGGTTGCACTCTATCAGGAACCCCTAATGCCATTCGACTCTTACTACAGGCCAACCAAGGACACGCTTCACCTCGACTACGAGACGGCGTGCGAACTCGATCTCCGCAAGGTTGGGTTGGACAGGTACTCGGCCGAACCGAGTTGCCGGGTATTGATGGCGGCCTACCGGATCAATGACGGTCCCCTGCGGCACTGGGAGGGCCACAGGGCACCCTTTCCCTCTGACCTACGGGAAGCCCTGGTAGACCCGGAGGTGGAGCGGTGGGCGTTTAATGCCCAGTTCGAGCGGGTGATCACCCGCCGTGTGCTGAAGATACCGACACCGATTCGGAACTGGCGTTGCACGATGGTGCTCGCCTTCATGCAATCGTTCACCGGGGGGTTAGGCGAGATCGGTAAACAGGTTGGCCTGCCCCTTGAGAGCCGCAAGTTTAAGACCGGTGACGATCTGATCCGGGTGTTCAGCATGCCGCAGAAGCCGACGACGAACCAGCCGCATGTCTGGCGCAACTGGGACACCGATCCCGACCTGTGGGAAGAGTTCGTCCGGTACAACCAGCAGGATGTGTTGACCGAGGAAGCGGTCAAGCGGCGACTGATCGGGTACCCGGTCCCCGAGGACGAGTGGCAGTTCTACGAACTCGACCAGATGATCAACGATCGGGGCGTCCCGTTGGATAAGCAGTTTGTCAGCAATGTGATGTGGATGGCGGCTCGCCGGAAGGCGGAATTGGCCGTCGAGATGAAACAGGTTACCGGTCTGTCCAACCCGCTTTCGGTGGCGCAGCTTCTGCCGTGGGTAAGGGGTCAAGGTTACCCGTATCCCAATCTCCAGAAGGAGTTTGTGGCTAAGGCGCTGGCGCGGCACCGGCATGAGGGTGGCCTTGTCACGGACGAGTGTGCCCGCATCCTTGAGTGCCGGTTACTGGTCAGTAAGACCAGCATCAGCAAGGCCGATGCCGCCGATCGGACTGTCGGACCCGGTGACCGGGTGCGGTTCATGTACCAGTTTGCCGGGGCGTCCCGCACCGGCCGGTTCGCCGGCCGCAACGTGCAGCCGCAGAACATGGTCAGAACGCCGAAGATGTTCGATCCGGAGGATGGTGACGAGCGGCTGACGCTGGCTACCAATCTGATCCGGCAGGGTGATTACGACGGGTTTGAGCTTTTCGTAAATGAGCCGATGGACGCCTTTTCCGGGGCCATGCGGTCGATGTTCCGCGCACCGGAGGGGCACCAGTTCACGGTCTGCGATTACTCATCGGTGGAATCCGCCGGTCTTGGCTGGGTGGCGAAGTGTTCTCGCCTGTTGGATGTCTTCCGGTCGGGTAAAGACCCATACAAGGATTTTGCCACCCTCTTTTTCGAGAAGCCGTATGACGAGGTGACCAGGGCAGAGCGGAACATTTGTAAACCGCCGACTCTCGGCTGTGGCTATCGTCTGTCTGCCGGCAGGATCAACGAGGGCAGTAAGACTGGGTTGCTGCGATACGCCGAAGGCATGGGTATCGACATGAGCGAGGAACAGGCTGAGCGTGCCGTCTCGGTCTTCCGCTCTGGTTATCCCGAGATCCCACAGTTCTGGTATGGCTGCGAGGATGCCATCAAACAGGTGATGCACACGCAGCGTCCTTACGACTTTGGCTACCTCCAGTTCGACTACCGCAAGCCATACCTGACGATCCGCCTCCCCAGTGGACGGCTCATCTATTACTACCGGCCGCAATACGTTAAGCGTTCGATCAAGATTGAGTGGGAGAAGACTTCTGTCGGCTGGTCGAAGGTCGATGAGCCTTATTACATCGAACGAGTGGTGTTCGGCTATATGGGCCGGAAGCAGGGGACCACGAAGTGGGAGGTGATCCCCTCACATGGAGGCGTGTGCACTGAAAACATTGTACAATCCCTCACCCGTGACATCTTGAAGGTGGGTTTGCAGCGTCTCCATGAGGCCGGCTTCAAGATCGTCGGCCACTCGCATGATGAGGCGATAGCGGTCACGCCGATCGGCGACAACTACTACACCCTGGAGCGGATGCGGGAGTTGATGAGCGCACCGATCGCCTGGGCACCGGGGTTCCCGCTCAACGCTGCCGGGTGGCAGGGGGCGTATTACCGCAAATGATGAGGGAAACCATGATGACAGGTGACGCCGGAAGGCGATTGGAAGCTGCCAAGATTTACGGGTTCAGCGAGATGCCCGACATCGCGACACTGTCGTTGCGGCAGTTGCAGATCATCGAGGACATCGCGAAAGCGTTGGGTGAGCGTGACAAGGTGATAGCTACCCTTGAAGCGGAGTTGCGAAATGCGGCAACCGCAGATTAACGGGTTCGGCGGTCTTTGACATGGCTGGAATCCGTCTTTGTGCTAACCCGGAGTGCCGTAAAGATATCTCTGATAAGCATGGGAATGCTCTATTTTGTTCGCCAGGATGTCGGTATGGATACCGCACTGATCGTCGGCGCTTTGTTGTTGGTACTACAGGTCATTGTTTAATTTGTGGCGGCGTATTTACCAGGGTAAAGGGCCAGTATCAGAAATTTTGCTCGCAATGCACGGGTCGAGGTGGCCCCATTTCAAAACTCCGCATCGCGCAGGATTGTGCCGCAAAACGGAAAAAAACAATAAAAAAACGAATGTTGGCCCTCCGTATATGCGAGTGGTGCGGCGAGGCCATATCGCCAACGAAAAAAGCCAGCGCCAAGTTCTGTTCACGCGTCTGCTGCGATAGGGCCAAAAATCGACGATCGCACCCTATAGTTACCACTGAATGCAAGTGCTGCGGTCGCGAGATATCGCCGACGCATGGCCGACAATATTGTTCGACAAAATGCCGAACCGACTCAGTGTGGGACAGGAGGAAGGCCGAGTTGTCGCTTGCAAGGCGAATCCGATACAATAAACGCACGGCAATCCTGGAACTAGCACTTGTGAAGATCCCCGAACTAAAGGAGGTGTTAAGATGACACAACAATCGACGCTTGAGCTTGGCGTGCGCCCGTCGAAACGGGCAAGCACCGATCCGCTATTGGAGATCATGCGCCGGATCATTGCGGAACATGCTGGCGTTTCGCGCAGTGATGCGGTGCAATTATTTCGAGAAAGAGTAAGCGGCGATGGCGATTTCAACGAGTTGGTGGATGCCTGTATTGGGTATGCGGCCGAGGCGCTATGGGACCGCTGCACCCCGCGTCCGCGATATCAACCAAGTGAGGACGAGCGGCGAGAGGTTGAGCGCGTAAGGGGATTAGCCAAAGATATCATAGAGGCGAAGATTGTTCTTTGGACGATGAAGCTGCCAACCAATGGCAAACCTCTTTGCGATTGTTCGTTCGGTGAAATCGATGCAGCGGCACCTCTCAACAATCGTTTCTTGTCAAGATTGGCGGTGCAAGGAGCTTCGGGGTCGTTAGTGCGCGAAGTTTTCAAGGATAAGCAGGCACTACAGGAGTTCTGGGCGGCATGTCAAACTTGAGACGCGAAAATGCGACAACCACAGATTAGCGGGTTCACCTTGTTCGAGAACCCCGGCAAAGGCTGGCAGATGTCGGTTCGCCGGCAGGGTGAGGCTGGCTGGGATGTGTCACGCGTCACAGCGGAACAGGCAGCGGTCATCCTTTCCCTACTGGAAATCAGCGGCCACCCGGATGGCCCGTGGGAGGTTGGTCGAGGTGACAGTCTACTGGAGGAGATGTGGTATTTGACCACAGCCGTTCGCCGGTTGACCGGGACGATTGAGGGTATGGTGAAGGTGCGGTGAGCGAACACCCCTTCCACGGGCTTCCGTTGGGCAACTACGGGGCCATCCTCGCGGACCCGCCCTGGTCGTTCCGGACCTACGGCGGCGACGATACGACCCCGCACCGTACCGAGTTTGAGCCGTACCCGGTGATGTCGATCAGCGACCTTGCCGCCCTGCCGGTTGCCGATCTGGCGAAGCCCGACTGCGCCCTGTTCCTCTGGGTGGTCGATCCCCTCTTGGATGCCTGTATCGAGGTCGGGAAGGCGTGGGGCTTTAAATACAAGTCCAGGGCGTTCGAGTGGGACAAAGCCAAGATGGGCATGGGCTTTTGGACCCGTAAGGAGTGCGAGTCCTGTCTGCTGTTCACCAGGGGATCGCCGCGCCGGCTGGACAAGGGCGTGCGTCAGATGATCCGCGAGCCCCGCCGAGAGCATAGCCGTAAACCGGATGAGGCGTACAAGCGGATCGAGCGTTTGGTGGCGGGGCCGTACATCGAGTTGTTCGCCACCAGGGCGTGGCCCGGTTGGGATGGCTGGGGGCGGGATTACCCGCATGGTCTGTCGGCGGCGTTACAGCAGTTACGGGTAGTGGTTGAGAGGTGGGCATGAAGGTAGTTGGGGAGACGGTTACATGAGAGTGCTCTGCTGGTTTAGTTGTGGAGATGCTAGTGCTGTCGCGGCTAGGTTAGCCATTGATAAGTATGGGGATCGGTGTGAAGTTATTTATTGTGATACCTTTGCCTATGAGCATCCTGATAATAGACGTTTTTGCAAGGACGTGGAGGCGTGGCTTGGTTGTGAGATTAAGGTTATTAGGTCGGATGAATATGAAGACATTTTCGACGTGTTCGAGCGTACCCGCTGGCTGGTTGGTGTCGGTGGAGCGCGCTGTACAACTGAATTGAAAAAGATTCCTCGCATAAATTACCAGCGCGTTGATGATATTCACGTTTTCGGCTACACCGCTGACGAGCAAGTCCGTATTGATCGTTTTTGGGGTGAGAATCCAGAACTGTTCGCCGAGTTTCCTTTAATGGAAGCGGGGATTACTAAGGCCGACTGCCATGCGCGCATTCGTGCCGCCGGTATCGAGCTTCCGGTTATGTATCGGCTTGGTTATAAGAATAACAATTGTATTGGATGCGTGAAGGGTCAAAGCGGTTACTGGAATAAAATTCGCCGTGATTTTCCGGAAGCGTTTTGGCGTATGGCGCGAATGGAACGTAAGCTCAATGCAGCGATTAACAAAAGCTATGCCGGTGACGGTAAACGTAAACGAGTTTTTTTGGATGAGTTATCGCCTGATGCTGGCCGATATACCGTCGAGCCGGATATTGAATGCGGCGTCCTATGTACTGTAGACCATCTGAATGAACCTTTATTTGCACCGGTAACGCTGTCAGGTGCATTGCAAAATTTAACACGAGCGCTGGAAGCTTTGGCCAAATGAATCGTCGCCAGCTTGAGAGCGATATCGAGCGGCGGCATCGGCAGATAGCGACGATGGCCGGTTGGGTCGTTGAGAAGATTGAGAAGACCAGCAGGGGTGGGTTTCCCGACCGGTTCTATGCGCGAGGTGGTCGGGTTGTCTTGGTCGAGTGGAAGCGGCCGGGTGGACGGCTATCGGCACAGCAACAACTGCGTCACCAAGAACTGCGGGCGGCTGGAGTCGAGGTTCACGTCGTCTACACGATCGAGGAAGCCAACCGGGTGTTGGGCATCGATGCTTGACGACTACCTACGGGAAACGTTTGCGGATGTCCGTTGGACCGAGGCTGACCTACGCCCGGAACAGCGTGAGGCGATCGAGTTCGTCAAGGCCAAACCGTTCAGTGCTCTCTACCTCGATGTTGGCACCGGCAAGACCGTCATCATTTTGTCCCTGATCGATTGGTTGTGGCTACACGGTTACCACGGGAAGGTTTTGATCATCGCACCGATTCGGGTAGCAAACCGAGTTTGGCCGAACGAATCGAGGCAGTGGTCGCACCTCGCCTACATGTCGATGACGGTCATTCGGGTCGAGGACGACGATCCCCGGTTACGGGGATTACGGGGACCAGCCAAGACGGCGATGAAGCGCCGGCTGCGGGAAGCACTTCTCGACAGCCCCGATCAGATCCACGTCATCAATCAGGAAGCGGTCGATTGGTTGGTTGGGGTTTGCGCCAGAAAGAAGACGTGGCCGTACCGCGTGGTGATCTTTGACGAGGCGAGCCGGCTGCGTGACCATCGGAGTGTGACGTTCAGGGCGTTGCGAAAAGTATTGCCGCACATCAAGCGGTTTCACCAGCTAACCGCCACCCCGGCATCGCAGACCTACATGCACCTGTTCAGCCAGATCTTCTTGCTGGATCAGGGCGAACGATTCGGCCGCAACATCACGCCGTTTCGCGAGCGGTACTTCATCTACAACTTCTGGGCACGCACTTGGAAGATTCGGGAGGGTGCCGCCCAGGAGATCGAACGGAAGATCGCTGACATCTGCCTCGTGCGGCGGCGCGAGCGTGACTTCCTGATCAGTGTCAGAAGGGTAGAGTTGGCACCGCGAGTGATGGCCGACTACCACCAGTTCGAGCGGGATCTGGTGCTCGACCTGGGTGACAAGGTCATCGACGGGGTCAACGGTGCCGTCCTGTGTGCGAAGCTGCTTCAGTATGCCAGTGGTGCCTTGTACGACGAGCGCCGTGTCGTCCATGACATCCATGACGAGAAGATCGAGGAGTTGAAATCGATCGTGGACGAGACGATCGACCAGCCGCTGATGGTTGCCTACTGGTTTCGTCATACCCTCACCCGGCTAAAGGCGGCGTTCCCGAATGCCGTGGTGATGGACCGGGCGGGCCGGATGGAAGCCGAGTGGAACAAGCGTAAGCACAAGATGATGCTGGTGCATCCGCAGTCAGTCGGTCATGGCATGAACCTTCAACACGGCGGGCACCACCTTGTAATTTTCGACTTGTTCTACTCGCTTGAGCTATTCACGCAGTTAATCGGTCGTCTTGATAGGTCGGGGCAGACGAATACTGTGATGGTTCACCTCTTATCTGTTGTCGGCAGCCTCGATCAGGTAGTAGCCTTCAACCTTCAGCGTCTTCGCCACGCTGAAGATTCCATGTTCCGCAGACTTCAGGAATTGAGGAGACAGCATGGCTGAGCATTACGGCCCGCGCACAGCATTTGGGCAACTTCTCCATTCCACCAAGTACCGGGCACAGGAGGAGAAGTTCGATGATTATTGTGTCCGATGGTCGCGGGCCACCACGGACAACGACAAGGACTTTCGGCGGGCACTCAGGTATACGCGGGACCAATCCCTTCTACCGGCGGGCCGGCAACAGCACTCGATGGGGCGACCGTATCTGACCACGGCTTACAACTGTTTCATCGGCGGCCTCATTCCGGATTCGTATGAGGGAATACTAGAGGCATTGAAGTTGGGCGGGATGACCCTTCGTACCGGTGGAGGGGTTGGCTGGAACTTCGATACATTGCGCCCGGAGGGTGAACCGATCCGGGGGTTAGGTGAGGGCAGTTTCAGTAGTGGACCGATCTCGTTCATGCGAGTCTGGGATGTTAACTGCGAGACAATCCTGACAGCCGGTCATCGGCGTGGCGCGATGATGGCAACCTTCAGCGTCCATCATCCAGACATCCTGAAGTTCATCAGCGCAAAGCGGGGGACCGGGCAACTGCGGAATTTTAACATCAGTGTGACGGTGACTGATGAGTTCATGGAAGCCTTGGAGAAGGATGGCTTGTACCAGTTGAGGTTCGGCGATACGAAATTCGGGGCCGTTCGCGCCGTAGACGTGTGGGCCAGGATCATGGAGTCGAACTGGGATTGGGCGGAACCGGGGGTTCTTTTCATCGATCGAATCAACGCTAGGAACCCGCTTTATTACTGCGAGAAGATCTACGCTACCAATCCCTGCGCCGAGCAACCCATGCCGCCCAACGGCGCGTGTCTACTTGGTAGCATCAATATCGTGAAGACCTTAACCCCATCTCGCATCGGCAATGTGGTCGAGTTAGCCCGCTTTGATGGTTACGGCGTCTCTACAGACCACAGGATCGTTGATCCTCATTCTTCACAGTACGACATCGACTGGGAGTTGTTGGACGATCTGGTTGATACAGCAGTGCGCTGTTTCGACACTGTACCAGAGCGTACTGTTTTCCCCTTGGAAGCCCAGCGAGAGGAAGCTTTGACAAAGCGCCGGATGGGGCTGGGTGTGACCGGTATGGCGAACGCGGTTGAGATCATCGGTCACCGCTATGGCTCCCCAGGCTATGTCGCAATGCAAGATCAAATTTTGTCGAGGCTCGCTACGCAGGCGTATCGGACCAGCATTGAGTTGGCAAAAGAGAAGGGGAGCTTCCCGCTGTTCGATGCTGACAAGTACCTCGATGGCTGGTTTGTCAATACCGCCCTGGATGACGAGATCCGCGACGGTATCCGGCGACACGGGTTGCGGAACGGGTTGCTGTTGTCGATCGCCCCGACCGGGACGATCTCGATGGCTGCTGACAACCTCTCATCGGGGATCGAGCCGCCCTATGCGATCGAGGGCAAGTACACGATCGTCATGCCAGACGGGAAACAGGTTTTCGACACGGTCGATCACGCCTACGAGTTCTACGGGGTACGCTGCCAGACCGCCAACGAGACGACCGCAGAGCAACATATTGACGTGTTGTGTGCGGCGCAGCAATGGGTGGACAGTTCGATCAGCAAGACGTGCAACGTCCAGGGGCAGGTTGCCGGGATTGGGCCGGGTGTCTCATACAATGACTTCAAGCAGCTATACATGCGTGCCTATGAGGGTGGTGCGAAGGGATGCACTACTTTCAATTCATCAGGGAAATTGCAAGGTGTACGCGAGGTAGTTGAAGCGGGAGAGAAGGTTGCGGTGGAGGAGGGCGCGGCTTGCCGGGTGGACGGCACGACCGGCTTGCGCTCGTGTGATTTCTGATGCGTGCCGAGACTCGCTTTAAGCGAGCGCTGCCAAAGATTGAGAAGGAATGGTGTTTGTGCCCCGTGCGCCCGTTGGTTTGGACGACAGCGGAAGAAATGGATCGCGACCCGAATAAACGCTGGCGGGACGCGGGTAACGGGGTGTTCTGGTTGGTGAGTGATCATAGAGAGCGGGATGATGCCTGCGGCGAAGCCGATTAGTGAGAGGGTCAACCTCGATACCGAATCCCGTGCGATCATCTACCAGGGTGCATCGGTAAACCAGCTTGGCGAAATCTTCCGAATGAAGACGCCGGATATCGCGCGGCGATTAGGCGATCTTCAGCCTGTTGGTGTGGGGCGGCAGAACAACCCGCTTTACGAATTGCGGGAGGCGGCCCAGCGGTTGATCCCCATGCCGGTCACCCCGGAGATGATCGACTTGTACATGCGGCGGGTCAACGGCCGAGATCTGCCGCCGATCCTGAACAAGCTTTACTGGGAAGGTAAGCTGTCGCGGGACCGCTATCTCGAACGTTCGAACGAGTTGTGGTTCACAGAAGACGTGAGCCGCGTGGCGGCCGAGTCTTTTCAATCGATCCGAATGAGTATAATGCTGATACCGGATGTATTGCGCGAGGAAAGCGATCTCAATGAGCGCCAGTTTCGGATGGTGCAGCGGATCGTTGACGATGCGTTAGAGGCTGCCCGTGTTAGACTCATTGCCGATCTCAGAAAACCGGATCAGGCTGGACCCGGATCTGTTGACGAAGACGGGCCGCTATAGGTCTGTCGTAGACATTTTTATCGATGCGGCTCAAGTTTTCCGGAAAGCCGATCGCCTTTCGGTCACGGACGTAGCAGAACAATACGTGATGATTAAGCGGCTTGGCTCTAGGTCCGAGCCGTGGAACCGCGAGCGCACCCCGTACATGGTGGAGCCGCAGAACCTGCTTTCCAGCCGCGAATTGTCGGCTGTGATTTTTGCTGGCCCGGCGCAATCAGGCAAGACGGAATCCTTGGTTCTCAACTTCATTGCTTATTCGGTCATCCAAGACCCGATGGACTTGATTCTGTTCAGCCCTACCCAGCAGGCTGCACGGGACTTCAGTGTTCGTCGTATCGACCGGCTGAATTTTAACTCGCCGCAGATGAAGGAGCGGCTGCTTCGCAGTAAGTCCGGCGACAACAAACAGGCCAAGCTCTACTCATCCGGCATGATCTTGTCCCTGAGTTGGCCCACGGTCAGTGAAATGGCCGGCAAGCCGGCGGGCCGGATCGCCCTCACCGACTACGACCGAATGGACGACAATGTCGGTGACGAAGGGTCGCCGTTCGACTTGGCCTACATGCGGACCACCACCTTCGGCTCCCTTGCCATGACTGTGGCCGAGTCGTCCCCGTCCAGGCCGGTGACGGACCCCAGGTGGATACCCGGTAGCCCACACGAAGCACCCCCCACCACGGGCATCTTAGCCTTATACAATCGTGGTGACCGTAGGCGTTGGTACTGGCCTTGTGCCCGCTGCTCTGACTATTTTGAGGGGCGGTTTAACCACCTGAAGTGGGATGACAAGGAAAACCCGCTGGATGCGGCTGACACTGTCCGGATGCTCTGCCCGACATGCGGACACGCCATGCACCCTAGTGACCGTCCCGTGATGCAGGAGTTCGGGGTGTGGCTCAAGGACGGGCAGTCGATCGATGAGCGAGGAAACACGGTTGGACGGGCACCACGGACCAACATCGCCTCGTTCTGGCTGAACGGTGTCGCTGCCGGGTTCCAGTCTTGGCCGCAGCTTGTGGTGAAGTTTCTCAACGCTCAACGCGAGTTCGCCGCCACCGGGTCGGAGGAGGCGTTAAAGCAGTTTTTTAACAACGACTTAGGTGAGCCGTACAGGTCGAAAGCCGAGGAACTGATGCGGCTCCCTGAGATACTGCAAGCCAGGGCGGAACCGATGCCGCAGATACCCCAAGGGGTACGGTTCCTCGTGGCGGCGGTTGACGTGCAGAAAAACGCCTTCGTGGTTCAGGTTCACGGCATCGGGCCGGGAACGCCATACGACATCACCATTGTCGATCGCTTCAGCATCATGAAGTCAGGTCGATATGACAACGATGGTGACCGACTGTGGGTTAAACCGGGAACATTTCAGGAAGACTGGGAGCTTCTGGTCGATGAAGTAATGCTGAAGACCTATCCGGTGGAGGATGGCAGCGGTAAGGTGATGACCGTCAAGATGACCTTGTGCGATAGCGGTGGTCGGGCCGGCGTTACCACCAATGCGTATGAGTTCTACCGTAGCCTGAGACGGCGGGGGCTGTCGCCGCGATTCCATCTGGTAAAGGGCGAAGGTCGCTGGTCTTCACCACGAGCGCATGTGGAGTACCCCGACCAGGGGCGGAAGGATCGGCTGGCAGCGGCGAGAGGCGACGTGCCGGTCCTAATGCTAAACTCGAATATATTGAAGGATGCTCTGCACAACCGGCTGGATTCGATTGAACCCGGCAAGGGGATGATCCGCTTTCCCGATTGGCTGCCGGATTGGTTCTACAAGGAGTTGTGCGTCGAGCGACGGACGGAGAAGGGCTGGGAAGCCACCAGAGGGATCAGAAACGAGGCGTGGGATCTGCTGTATTACACGCTAGGCGGGTGCGCTTCGCAGATCTTGTTGGTCGAGAAGATCGATTGGCTGAACCCGCCGAGTTGGGCGGATGTGTGGAGCCGAAACCCATTAGTTGTTAAGTCGAACGACCCAGATTCGTTGACTTCTACCGAGGGTTCCTACAACTTTGCAGAACTGGGGAAAAGCCTTGGATAAGTGCAATGAGTGCCACGGGACCGGTTACCGTATGCGCTGGTCGTATCCGGGTAATGAACGGTTCCCGTATCCCTGTCAGGCATGTGACGGAACGGGGATCGCGGCTAGGGCGGCCGGGATCGCGACTATGGCGGCCATGAACCGTGGTTTTCACCAGCATGTTATGGACAACCTGCGGCGTGAAAGAGAACATATTGAGCGACGGCTGAAGGGGCAAGACAATGCCGAGGGAGATCGGTAATGAGCCGCACTCGCCTTGTAAGACTTGCGAGGCGACCCGTTCCGAGTGATGCTGGGGGCGTGCCCGATTGGGTGCCGGCCAACTCCAAAATACATATCGACTTTCTCGGCGGCTCGCCACAAGGGAGAGCGTATGTAGATGGCGTAGGCGTGGTCGCAATTGAGACGTTGCTGGGAAACGATCCGATTGTCGAGAACTACGCACCAACTGAATATCTTAATAGTGATTTAACTGTTAATGGTTATCTGCCGAGTGGCGGGGTTGTGTTATTTACGGCTTTTCTCGGTGCTGCCAGATCTCTGATAACGGCAGGGGCTACGTTCCGTTATAAACTTTCAAACACTACGCTTCTTAGTAGAAGCACGACGCTGTTCGCCATGTCATCGGCGGACGGGAATGATGCGCTGGAATGTGTGTTTGGCGTTTTAGGGCTAGGGGTGTCTTCTTGGAATGGTTCCCTTTCCGTAGGTACAAGTGGTACGGTTTCTACGGTTGGCGCGATGAACATTGTTGCTTTAACGGTTATCGATATGCGGTTTGAGGCCGCAATAAATGGCAATCCGGAAATTATTGCTGCCGTGCTTTCGGGCGATGACCGTCCTGCCGCCAATCCGTTAGAGGGAGTGTCATTTTCTTTCCGTGAAGCTGGTGTCGCTATCCAATCCATTAGTTTGTACGATTCGCTGCCGACGACAGACGGATTGGTGGAGCTTTCGGCTAATTAGGGTTACGTTTGGAGACAACGAGGGAGATCGGTCATGGTCGTACAGACGGCACCTGATTGTACAGCGCTCAAGGACGAGTTGGACAAGGCGAGGGCAACGTATGAAAGGCTGATTGCCCCTGGCGTCCGGTCTGTGACGGATTCTGATGGCTCTCGGATTGAGTATACGACCGGTAATGCCGAAGCGTACCGGGAGAGACTCCAACTTCTTCAGGCTGCTTACGACGCTTGTATCAGCGGCAAGGGCGCGGCGTTGACAACCCCGATCAACTTCATCTTTCCCTGATGCCCGATATCGCTCTTACCCGGCCCGAGACGGCTGCTATCGGAGGTGCCCTGGAGGGCGCTGAGCGGACGACTCGCGAGACGATGCTGTGGGTCGCCGACCGCAGGCATCCCGACCAGATCATCAACCAAGTTAAGGATGAGGCCGATTTTCGCGGGCGGGATGTCGTCAGCAACGACGGCTACGCCCAAGGCATTGTTGATCTTAATCGAGACAACATTGTCGGGTCGCAGTTCCGGTTGAACTCGCAGCCAAACTGGACCGTCTTGCAACAGCTTTATTCCACCCGGTTTGACGAGAAGTGGGCCGAGGAGTTTCAGGTCGCCGCCGAGGAAAAGTTCAACCTCATGGCTGACTCCGGTGGCTGTTACCTTGACGCGTCCCGAAGGAATACCTTCACCTCGTTGGTGCGTATGGCCGTTGCCGGTTTTGTCTATACCGGTGAAGTCCTGGCGACGGCTGAATGGATACGGGAGATTGGGCGTCCGTTTAACACGGCAATCCAGATGGTTGCGCCTACCCGGCTGTCGAACCCGGATGGTCGCGAGGACGACCAGTTTCTACGGCGAGGTGTACGCAGGGATCTGCGGGGGCGGCCAACCGGGTATTTCATCCGTATCGGTTATCCAACCCAGTGGTATATGGGCACCGATACGTTCCGATGGGCGTTTGTGCCGGCCGAGAAGCCGTGGGGCCGCCGGCAAGTCATCCACATCATCGATTCGATTCAACCGGACCAGACGCGTGGCGTAGCCAAGCTTGTCGCCGTGTTGAAAGACATCAAGATGACAAAGAAGTTTGAGGAGATTGTTTTACAGAATGCGGTGATCAACGCAAGCTATGCCGCGACGATCGAGAGCGAGTTGCCGAAAGAGGTCATCGCTGCGGCAATGGGTGGCGGCGGCCTGGACCCGAACGCGTCTTTCCTGAACGTCATCGGTAGCTACCTGACCAGTCTCAATAGCTACCTATCGGAGGCCAATGGCGTTGCCGTGGATGGGGCAAAGATGCCCCACCTGTTCCCCGGCACCAAGCTCAACATGCAGACGCTGGGGACGCCTGGAGGCGTGGGAACCGAGTTTGAGGTATCCCTACTGCGGCACATCGCTGCCGGCTTGGGCATCAGCTACGAGGAGTTCGCTCGCGATTTCAGTAGGACGAATTACTCGTCTGCCCGTGCGGCCATGATGACGACGTGGAAGCACATGATGGGGACGAAGAAGTTCGTCGCCGACAAGTTCGCGGACGAGGTGTATTCGCTGTGGCTTGAGGAGGACATGAACGCCGGCAATATGCCGATGCCGCGCGGTTTTACCAGCGAGGTGTGGTATCGCCCGTGGGGCAAGGAATGCTTCACCTCTTGCGACTGGATCGGGGCGGGGCGTGGTCAGATAGACGAGTTGAAGGAGACACAGGCTGCCTTGTTGCGGGTGAAGGGTGGCATGTCCACCCGCGAGTATGAGATCGCGAAACAGGGCGGGGATTGGCGGAAAGTGTTCAGGCAACTGAACCGTGAGGCGAAGCTACAGGCCGATCTCGATCTGGCCTTCGACCAGAATGTCCAGAAGGATGGGTCTACAAGCGGTCAGACGGTGATGCAAGACACACCGCCTAGTAACACCAATGCTGTATCCCTTAACCAACTGACAGAAGCATTCGCAGGGGCAATTTCACTGGTGCCGGCACCAGTTGTCACCGTGCCGCAGCCTGTGGTCAACGTGGCCCAGCCTACGGTCAACGTGGCCCAGCCGGTGGTTAACGTGCCACAGCCCATAGTCAACGTACATCTGCCGATGAAGGGTGTCGAGCGAACCCGCGTCACCAAGCACGATGCGTCTGGCCGAATCCTTGAGTTCGAACGTGAGGAAGTCGATGCCTAGCCTTGTCTACGATTCGATGGTCGATGACATGGCGCGAGGCGCGATCGCTTTTGATACTGACAGCTTTAAGGTGTTGTTGGTCGATGCGACCTATGTGCCGGATAAAGCTGGGCATACTCGTCGCGATGACGTGACGGGTGAAATAACGGGTGTCGGCTATACGGTAGGCGGCGCGGACGTTACCGTCACTGTCGGGACTGATCTGGTATTGAATCGTACAGATATCGGGTTGGGTGGAGCGCAATGGCCGACCGCAACCATCACCGCTGCCGGGGCAGTTTATTACGATAGCCGTGGTGGTGTGTCGGGGGAGGATGAGCTTGTCGCTTACATCGATTTTAGCGGTGATGTTGTCTCAGTTGGAGGGCTTTTCGCTCTCGAACCATCCACGGTACGCATTCAGAATTGAGAGGCGATCATGAACGCGCTGTTCGATTTAGCGCGTGTCAATACAGCGACAGTCGGTACTGGTCCGGTTGCGCTTGGAACGCCTGTTTCGGGGTTTTTGACGTTTGTGGCTGCCGGTGTGCCGGATGGTGCGACTGTCAGTTACGGGATCTCCGATGGTCCGCAGAGTGAAGTCGGCTGGGGTGTTTATACTGCCTCTGGTTCGACACTGACTCGGAACGTGTATCGTTCGACAGGTGCCAATAACACTAGCCCAATTATTTTGTCCGGGGCTGCCCAGGTATTCATCACGGCATTGGCGGAAGACTTTGGAAGCCTGCCGCCAGGACCGCAGGGCGACCCTGGACCGCAGGGTGACCCTGGACCGCAGGGCAACCCTGGTCCGCAGGGTAACCCTGGAGCGACAGGACCGCAGGGTCCGCAAGGCAACACAGGTCCGCAGGGTCCGAATTGGTTAGTTGGTCCCGGTCTAGCGCTTAATACCGGAACATCACCTTCCACTATTGATGTAGCGGTGTCATACGCGCCAATCAATAGCCCGGTATTAACTGGTGATCCGCGTGCCCCCACGCCTGCTGTTGGGGATAACGATACTTCGATAGCGACCACCGGCTGGGTGAAGTTGCAAGGTTACGTCCTCAAGTCGGGCGACACTATGACCGGCGCGCTGGTTATTAACCAGAACGCCGCAGCATTGCCCGCCCTTCCTGCGTTAGCGGCGGGTCAGGGATTGTGGATAGGTGGAACGGATTCACAAATTGCTTCGCTGGGCGTGGACGCTTTTGGCGGGTTCCCGGTTCAGTATTTTCGTGCCGCAAAAGGCACGGCAGCGGCGAGGACCGCGCTTACTTCTACTGATCTGATAATGGTATTGCAATGTCATGGCGCACAAAACTCCACCACCTATGGTCAGGCTGCTCAAATAACCTGCAAATCGCGGGACAATTGGACGACAGCCGCGCACGGCGCGTATTGGTACATCGAAACCTGTCCTCCCGGCTCGGTTACCCTTGAAACCGCAGTAACCATCGGGCGCGGCCTCATGGTCGGCGGGAGTATCGCCAACGATCCGGGGCCGGGCGGGATTTATGTGGCTGGGCCAGCGACGTTCGGCGGCACGGTAACATCCAACGGCAACATAACAATTGCCCCTTCCTCCGGATGGGCCAATCTGACGGTGCGCGCGCCCGCAGCGGGAAACCGCGCTCAGCTTAACGGTTATGTCGGCACAAACCAGCGGTGGGAACTGGATTTAGGCGACGGGGCGGCGGAGAGTACCGGCAACGCCGGAAGCAATTTTGGGCTCGCGCGGTTCAACGATGCCGGCACTTTTATCGACTTTCCGCTGACAATTAACCGCGCGACCGGCAACACGACGTTTAGCGGCAACGTGACGGTTGACGGCGGCAACATCGTTCTTGGGGCTGCTGGCGGCCTTGGCATTATGTACCTAGGAGGAGCATCGCCAAATGCGGGGCGGATTGCTGCCAACAATACCACGATCACTTTACAACTGCCGCCCGGTGCGGGGGCCAGTTCGATTATCTACAGCAACCCTGGCATTGCCCTGCACGTCGTTGATAACTCGGGCAATCTAACGATTGCTGGCGGCACCGCGACAAAACCCGGCGGCGGACCGTGGGTAGCGCCCTCCGACTTTCAGTTGAAAGTACGCGACAGCATCGAGCCATACAAACGCGGGCTCGATGCGATTATGCAACTGCAACCCGTGATCTACGAATACAACGGTGAAGGCGGCTTGCCGAAGAACACAAAGTTTCATGGGTTGATAGCTGACGATGTTGAGCCGGTCCTGCCGGAAGCTGTAGGCCATGCCGTGCTGGGCGCACGGCCGGCGATGGCGGAAGACGATGAAAGCATCGATGGTAAAGAATATCGGACGCTCGACCAAAACCCGGTTTTCTTCGCCATGTTGAATGCCATAAAAGAACTCAAGGCAGAACTGGACGAACTAAAGGCGGCAACAGTGCCGGCGGGAACCTCGCCATGATGAATTTCCCTGACGCGCCCACTGTCGGCAGAGATTTGGGCGTGACCAACACACCCCCCGATGCGGCTGGCGGGCCGCATGTGGCTTAACACATGCTAGGCTTTGGTCCGCTTGGCTGGCTGGCGCTAGGCCAGCTTCCGCCAAGCGACCGGCCGGCGGCGGTAGCTCCGGGTGACCTTGTCACCCTGACGGTTACGATCGAGCCAGGGGCTGCCAGTGGTGAGATACTGGGTGTCCTTGCACCCGGCTCCACGATCCCGCTCGTTGTTGCGCTTGATGCCGGCAGGGCCAGTGGGCAGAGTCAGCGCCCGCCCGTCATCTGGTTGCCGCCCAGTCAGATACGTAATGCGGTAGCGCATGGCGCGCTGATTACACTCAACGTGTCAGTCTTGCCGGGGCGAGCGTTTGGTGTCGTCTCGCTGCCGGTTCCCGTTATCAATGCGCTGGCACCGGGCACGGTAGTCCATTTCGATGTTTTCCTTTTACCCGGCGAAGCGACGGGGGACACGATCGAATACGATAACGCATTCTTGTTGACAGCGGCTTGACGTTTGTGTTGCCCCTGGACCGAATCTAGTTAACTATGACTAATGTCATCGTATTAGGCACGCCAGATGAGCATGACAGCGTTTTCGCGTGACATCGCGTACCGGCTCCACCATCGCGGAGTTTTGGTCGAACGTGGTCACGCCGATGTTGCCGCTGCCCTACGTGATATCGCTGCGGTGGATTTGGCTGAGGTTAAGGCTGGCTTTCGGGCGCGCATGTCCGAACTTGTTTCCAGCTACGGGTTCAACGGAGGAGTGGAGCACGCAAAACCGTTTGCGTATGCCGCCGGGATCGCCTTCATCCCAATACACGGTTTCCTCGTCAACCGGATGTCATGGTCTGCGGAGTTCGCCACGGGTTACGACTTTATAAGGGCGCAGCAGGATGCCGCGTTGGCTGACGATGACGTTAAGCTGCTGGTGTACGACGTAAATTCGTCAGGCGGGCTGGCTTCTGGCTGTGCTGAGTTGGCGAACACATTGTACGAGAGACGCAGCATCAAACCGAGTTTGGCCGTTGTCGATTCGCACTGCTACTCGGCTGCGTACTTCCTGGCAAGTGCTGCCGACCGGGTTGTTGTGACCCCGTCTGGCGGGGTTGGGTCGATCGGTTGTGTCGCGATGCACGTCGATTTCAGCCAAGCGCTCGAAAATGAGGGCGTCAAACTTACTTTCATCTATGAGGGTGCCGAGAAAGTAGATGGAAATTCGTTTGAACCCTTGTCACCAAGGGCGAAGGAATCTATACAGCGTGATGTCAGTTATCATTACGGCATGTTTGTCGAAGCCGTAGCTCGACATCGCGGATTGTCGGAGGATGAGGTTCGCGCCACGGAAGCCAGATGCTACTTGCCGTCCGAAGCGCTTGAACTCGGCCTTATCGACGGAATCAAAACATCCGTTGAAGCCGTCAACGAGTTGGAGCCTACCATGGACAAAGCGATGACCCCGGAAGATGTATCTAGAATGGTTGCGGAAGGCATAGCCGCCGGTCTTGCGGCCGAACGCAGCCGTGCCGCTGCTATTCGTGGATGCGAGGAAGCCAGGGGGCGTGAACAACTTGCTTCGCATCTGGCCGAGGCCACCAGCCTGTCGGTTGACGAAGCACGAGCCATCCTGTCGGCGGCCGGTGAACCGGTAGCCAACACACGGCAAGCGGCTAACGGATTTGCGGCTGCGATGGATCACTCACCCAATCCTAATGTCGGGGCTGACCCGGCCACGGAGGGTAGTGACGAGGACAATCCGACTACGATAGCGAACCAGTTGCTGGCGAACTATGTCGCTGCCTCTGGCCGCAAGATCAAAGCAGCCTAACCGGAGGAACGACTATGGCAGCGACGTATCCGCCTCTGCTTGCGACCGGGTTCACTGACCAGGGCCGGTTCGACCCATTTGACCTGTACGGCGGCGAGTCGGATATCGTCACCGATCAGGGTGAGGCTCCCGCTGGGCAAGCCATTCTACAGTTCCAAGTCCTGATGCGGGACGCGGATGGAAAGCTGATCCCGTTCACCAGTGCCGGCGCGGGTTACGCTACCGGGACGATCACGGTAGGCGGGCAGCCGGTAGCCGCCGAGACGGTGACGATCAACGGTGTTGTGATCACATTCCGCACCACGTTGACGGGCAGCGGTATCGAGTGCCTGATCGGATCGACTACCACTATTACCGCAAGCAACCTCGCCGCCGCGATCAATAACAACATCACCACGCTAAACGCGTCAGCGGGGGCATCGGGCACTGTGGTGACACTGGTTGCCGAGGATGTCGGGACAGCGGGCAACTCGGTCACCTTGGTCGAAGGTGTCGGTAACGCCTCGTTCACCGTCTCTGGTGCCACGCTGACGGGCGGCAGCGCTGCTGAAGGGACGCCGAGTAACAATGCGATCGGCATTGCGGCTCAACCGCTTGATGCCGCCTCGACCAGCCGGTGGTTCCCCTACTTCACTGGCGGCGTGTTCAACCACCAAGCCCTGGTTTGGCCGGCTGGCTTTATGTCACTGGAAGAGCGGAAGCGGGCTTTTGATGGCTCCAACATCGGCGTGAGGCAAGTGCTGTAGCCGGATTCAGAAGGATTTGATCCATGCCTCTTACCTTTTATAACACGCAGGAGTTAATCCAAGTCCAGCAGCGGCTTGCCGATCTGCCGGATGGCTTCTGGAGGAACATGGCTACCCGCACGATCACCAGTGATCGCGAGGAGATCCTATTCGAGCGGGCGGATATCGACAACCGGAAGCTGGCTCCGTTTGTCGCGCCTAATGTCCAGGGCCGCGTGATGAGGGGTCAAGGGTACGCGGCGCAAAGCTTCCGGCCGGCGTATGTGAAGCCGAAGCATGTGGTCGATCCCACCAAGGCGATCTCGCGGATGATGGGCGAGCCGATCCTCGGTGGCATGAGCCTGGAAGCACGGTTCAACGCCCACATCGTCAACAACCTCCGACTCGAGCGTGAGGCGATCGAGCGACGGTGGGATTGGATGGCGTCCAAGGCTATCCAAGACGGTCAGGTGACCGTGGCCGGTGACGACTACCCTTCGGTCACGGTGTCGTTTGGCCGTGACCCACAGTTGACCCGGCAGCTTACCGGGGCCGCTCGATGGAGCCAGACGGGGACGGCCGATCCGCTGGGTGATCTGGCGGCGCTGAACGATCTGTGCTTCACCCTTGGCAATGCACCGATCACCCGGTTCATCTTTGGTGCCACAGCCTGGGGCAACTTCATCAAGAACCCGGCTGTCTTGAACCTGTTGGACGCCACCCGGCGAATCGGCAGCAGTGAGTTTCCGACAATCCCGCTGATTGCGAACTCGAACTCGCAGTCGATGGGGGCGATCATCACCACAGGCGGCCGGTTCGACTTGTACCGGTACTCCAACTGGTACTCCGATGTGGACTCCAACAACGGCAACCTGACCACTCGGCAGTTCCTCGACCCGACCGTGGTGGTTGGCGTAGGACCGGCGATCGACATGGTTGCCATGTACGGCGCGATCATGGATGCCGATGCGAACTTCACCGTCGAGCAACCGATTTTCCCGAAGATGTGGAAAAACATGGACCCGTCAGTTGTTTACACCATGTCGCAGTCAGCCCCTCTGTTCGTGCCGTTGAACCCGAACGACAGTTTTAAGCTGACCACTGAATAGGAGGTAGACATGGTAGACCGGGTGGCGGTTGGTTCCCTCGTCCACATGGACGATAAGGGTAACCGGGTGACCCTTGGGCCGGGTGAGCGTTTCAATACCGAAACGTTAGGGTTGAGCGAAGAGGAAGTCCGGAAGCTCGACGCCAGCGGCATCATCCGTTCGCCACGGGATGACACCGGGCGTGCGCCGGCTGTCGCCGGCCCTGGTGAGGAAGCGGTGACGGAGAACCGGACGCCTACCAGGGCACCAGCGGACCATGCCGATGACCGGCGTACCGGCCGGCGGCGGCCGGCAGAAATCGATCTGTGAGTGATTGGTTCACCGTCAGACAGCAAGCGCGGAGGGATGTCCACACCACGTTTGCCCTCCTAGCGACCTACACCGATTCGTCAGGTAGTGCCACCGGGCTTCATGTTCGGTGGCACTCTCGTTTTACGGCGGCGATCGGAGACATTCCCGGTGGCGATTACGCACGGGTGATGGAGAACGTCGATCGGGTAGTCTTCAATGTGGAGGAGTTGGCCGAGAGACAGGTCAACCCTAAGCGGGGCGGTATAGTCGTCTTCGACATGTACCCGGAGCACCAGTTCGTGCTTGACGTGCGTGAGCCTAACGATGGGCCGGTGTACCTGATCTGGACGGTAACCCGGCCATGAGCATCATTATCGATACAACCGGGTTGCGCGAATATAGCCGCTATCTTCAGTTGCTGCCGGATATTGCGCCGCGTGCCGCCACTTTGGCCCTCAACCAGACGGCAGAGAGACAGGGGTTGTCACTGGCAAGGGAGGCGATGCTGGAGCAAGTCGCGTTCCCCGCTGGCTACCTGTCGGGGACCGATGGAGTTGGTCAGAAACGCTTCAGGCTGAAGTACCGGGCCACGCAGGACCGGCTGGAAGCCGGCATCGTGGGTCAGTTCACCCCAACCCCTCTGGCGCGGTTTACGAGTGCCAGGGCGTCCTTCGTCACGTCCAGGGCTAGAGGCAGGCGTCGTCGTCGCGCGCAGGCGGGGCGGGGCGTGACGGTCATGGTGCAGCCCGGTCGCAGTGTGACACTGAAGCGAGCGTTCCTGTTGTCACTGCGAAGCGGGAATATCGGGCTGGGTATCCGGCTGCGGCCGGGTGAACGGCTGGAGCACACGGTCGGGGCGAAGCTGATCACTAGCGGGCCGTTGGCCGGTGTCGCTCTGCTATATGGACCCAGTGTGGATCAGGTGTTCCGCACGGTCGCGGTTGATATCTCGCAGCCGCTGCTGGTTCACCTTGAAAACGAGTTTTTGCGGCAGATCCAACGACTGAGTAGGAACCAGTAAATGCCGATCTACACCGTGATTATCCAAGCGCCTGCGATCTACGAGGAAGTCGTCGTTAACGCCGACAGCGAGGAGCAAGCCAGGGTTCGCGCGGTTGCCAGTGCGCTCGCCCGACAGCGTGAGGCGGCGACGGTCAGGGTGGACGAACAGACTGATGCCTGAATCCAGGCAACTTGATATCTTGAAGCGGCTGACGGCCCACTTGCAGGGGATCACGCCGGCTAACGGGTACGATTTTGACTTATCGCAAAGCGTGTTTCGTGGCCGGTTGATCTTTGGCGATGACGACCCGTCGCCGCTGGTGTCCATCGTGGAACACCTGACGGCCGACGTTAACGTCAGTACGACCGAGGAGAATCAGGTACTTCGGTTTGAAACCTGGGTGCTGCTGGTACAGGGTTGGATCTTGTACGACGTGGCGCACCCGACAGACGATGCTTATCAGTTGAAGGCGAGCGTCGAGAAGCGGCTGGGCGAGTGCATTAAGCAGAACGACCAGGGCTACCCGGCTTTTCCCGATGCCTACTTCCTGGGCTACAAGAAGGGCATCACAGGCATGTCGATCGGACCAGGGGTAGTCAGTGTTGCTATCAGGCAAGAGGCGAGTTCAAGGGCTTTCTTCTACCTGCCGCTTGGTATAGGTTTGGCGACGGACGTGAGCAATCCGTTCTTGCCGTAACGGAGGCAGATCATGCAAGGCGAGTTGAAGAACTACACACTCGGTCGCGGCAAGCTGTATTTCGATAAGTTCGCCGCCGTGAACACGGAAATCCCTACCGGTGAGCGGTATCTGGGCAACACGCCAGCCATTACGATGACGACGGCGTACCAGAACCTTGACCACTATAGCTCCGATGAAGGCGTTCGGGTCAGGGACGATTCGGTGCAGTTGCAGGTCGATCGCGCCGGCACGTTCCAGTGCGACAATATCAACATGGAAAACATTGCAATCATGTTCGGTATTGCGCCCCCGGTGGAGGAGTCAACCACAGCCGCGACGGCGAAGACCGAAGATATCGTTGTCCAGAAGGGACTGTGGTATCAGCTAGGCACCGATCTGTACGCGGATGGCATTGGGGCCGTTACGAATGTCAGCGTGACGGTCACAGCCAGCCCGGTCACGATGGCTGGCAACTACCAAGTCGATCTGGAGAAGGGCCGCATTTTCATCGAGGATGGGGCGACGGATATCGACAACGACGATGAGATCACCGTGACCTACGACGTTGTCGTTCAGGACCGGGTGGTCGTAGTTGACGATAACACTCAGGTTGAGGGGAGTTTGCGGTTTATCGCGGACAACCCGAAGGGCACAAACCGAGATTACTATTGGCCGCATGTGCGTCTGGCCCCGTCCGGTGAGTTCGCGCTGAAGGGCGAGACGTGGCAAACCATGACATTCGCCTTTGAGATCCTGATCCCGAAGGACGGCCGGAAGATGGTCTACATCAGGGAAGTGCTGGCACCAGCGGCGTAGTAGCACCTTGCCCCGGTTGCTTACCCCCGCAACCGGGGCGACCCAGGTGGGAGACAAGCTATGCCTTTGGCCGATTTCAGGCCGGCGAAACGCGCGGTCGAGTTTCCCGGCGGCGAGTTCGAGGTCCGCGCGTTAAACCTTCTCGACATCAGTATGTTGATCGACAACCACCGGTACGCTGTCGATCAGATTGCGGCTCAAGTGAGAATGTCACGAGAGATGATGTTTCCGGATGATGACATCATTCGCGAGGCGATCATTGAGGTGATTCGCGAATCGCCTGTGCTGGTGGCGAACATCATCTCCTTGTGTTGCGACGAGCGTGATCAGCAGGAGATGGCGTTGCAGTTGCCGGCGACGGTTCAACTTGCAGCTTTGCTCACCATTGCTGACCTGACTTTCAAGGATGCCGCCGCCATAAAAAAACTAGCCGCCGACGTGATGAGGCTGATCCACGGGATTCTCCCGCCGGGGACGGTAACGTTGGCGCAAGCGGCAGAGTAAGGGAGACGTGGGCCATTGAAACTTACCGGAGCTTGCGCGAAGACGCCGCACTGCTGGTAAGCGAAGGTTACGGTCTTGGCGATGTGTGGGCGATGCCGCTCGCCATGCTATGGACCGAAGCCGATATCGCACAGGAACGCATACATAATCGAGTCGCTATGGAGTCCGTCCTTATCAGGGCGGCTGTGATAGATGTATTGTCTGGAGGGAACCATCTCCGTGAAAGCTTAGAGGAACTGCGGTGAGCGACGGCGGCCTCACACGGGACATCCTGCTACGCATCCGGGCGCAGAATCTTTCCACTGCTGAGTTCCACGCTGCCAAAACGGCGGTTGATAGTTTAACTGCTTCGCTCGACAAGCAGATACAGTCGGCTAACCGGGCGGAAATAACTGAGAAAGAGCTAACCGCCACCCTGACCAAGCTCGAACAGGCGAGCCGGAACTTTACTGGCATCGCTACTGCGATCGACCAGTTCACGAAGTTCCAGAATGTCATCCAGCTATCGGAACAGCGGGTAGCGCAAGCCACTGCCAAGTTCGAACAGCTTCGTACCAAGCTGGCCCAGACGGGCGATAGTGGAGGTGAGGCCGAACGTGCCCTCGCCAAGCTGGAAAGCCGGCTGACATCGGAGCAAACCAAGCTCCAAGAGAACCTTGCCACCTATGAACAAATGGGCGTGGCACTCCGAAAGGCGGGTGTCGATGTCAACAACCTTGCCGTTGCCGAACAGAACCTGAAGACCGCAGCCGATCAAGCCGGCGCGGCGATCACCAAGTTGAACGATGCCAAGTTGAACTTGGCCGAGAACACACGCAAGGCCAGAGAGGAACAACGCAAACTTAACGAGGCACAAGCGGCAGAGGCGGCAGAGCAGCGTAAGACGGCCGAGGCATACGCTGCTTCTGTCAAGATACAAGAACAGGGTCAGTTACAGGCGTTCCAGACATTCAAGACGGCCGAAGCCGCAAGGGCGGCGGCGAACGCTAAGTTCGTCGCCCAGGTCCGCGAAGGTCTGATCATTGTCAGACGGGAGCAAGCGGAGAAGGCGGCGGCAGCCAAGGCTGCTGCGGACGCACAAATCGCCGAGGAGCAACGGGTAGCTACGCGGACCAGGGAGATAGCACGGCAGCGGGAGACGGACGCGCTTGCCAACTTCCGGCGGCTACAAGCCCAGTTGAGGGGCGAGGAAACCGCTGCCGCAGCACCGGCTAGGGCACCGACGCCACTACCCAGTACGGGACCACGTACCGATGCGATGGGGCGACCTGGACGTGGGGCTGCCGGTACACCGGGGTTCCTTGGGTTGCGCCCCTATGAACTGACCAACCTGGGCTATCAGATCAACGATGTCGTTAGCGGTCTGGCGAGTGGTCAGAACGCCACCCAGGTGCTCGCGCAGCAAGGTGGTCAGTTTATCCAGATTTTCGGCACCGCTGCACTGAAGTGGCTTCCGCTGGTCGCTGTAGCGGTCGGCACGGTGACGGTTGCAGTAGGAGCACTTACGGAAAGCCTGCGTACCCTTTCGTCAACCCGTGAATTTACCGCGCTGCTGACGACTAACAAATACGCGGCGGACCAGAGTGCGGCATCGCTGACAACGCTACGCAAAGAGCTTCGTGATCTCGGCGTCAGTTGGGAGGACGCTGGCAAGGCAATCAACACCGCTTTCGCGGGTAATGTTGGTAGGGACAAACTTCGGGAAGTCGCCCTAGCCGCAGAGGCAATGGCTAAAGTTATGGGCAAGTCAGTGCCCGAAGCCATGACCGATCTTGTTGCCGGCATCTCAGGCGGAATAGACGCATTTGACCGGCTGCTTGCGAAGTACCCCACTATTGGAAAGGAGAACGCGAACCATATTCGTGACCTGATCGCCGCTGGCAGAAGCGAAGAAGCCCAGATTGAAATTCTCCGCCGCCTTGGCGAGGAATACAGCAAAGCCCGGACTGAAAAATTAACCCCGTTAGATAAGTCGATCGAGAAGCTGAGAACGACGTGGAACGGGTTCCTAGATAGGCTAGGCGAAAGCAGCGCGTTTAACACCCTTATTTCAAATCTGACGAGACTGGTTGATGCGGTAGACAAAGGAATTAAGTCTGTCGATGATTTCATAAAGACGCTCGACAACGATAAGGTACAGACAACCCTCAAGATCATTGGTACTTATCTCAGAATCATTACCTTTCCAACCCGTACCGCTGCCGGGTTGATAGGAAGTGCCGCAGGGGCTGTCGCCGATTTTTATACCGACAAGACGCTGACTACGCCAACCCCCGGAGCAGAAGGGACGAGGTTCACTGCTCCAGGGCTAAAGGTAGATACAGCCGAACTCCGTGCGCTGGTCGCCGCGATAGAAGAAGCATCGAAGAGCCTGCCTCCCGGCTATAAAGTTGAAGGGATCAGTACCGAGCGTCCGGGTGCTACCGTGGCTGGTACGGGTGCCCCATCGGAACACGGCGGAGGACGTGCCTTTGATGTTCGCATTGTGGATGCGAACGGTAATCCAGTGCCTAGCCTGATGAGCACAAAGCAGGCTGTCTACGATCCAATCTTTCAGGAGTTCGACAAGCATCTTGTCGCCGCATTCAACCGAGCCAACCCTGGCGCGGCGCTTGCGGTAGGCGGGACGTTTGGGAGACCTGATGCCGGCCATTACAGTACCGGGGGACGCGAGGCTGCCGTAACGACAGGCCGCGTAGGCGGCGTCATCAACGGCCCTACTGCCGACGATACGGCTGCTGCTGCAAAAATCAAAAGAGATACAGATTTAATGCTGGAAACCCTCCGGGCTTCCAGCCGTGAACAGGAGCGGATCGCCGAAACCAAACGACTTCAAATCGAGTTAGGCAATGAAGGGCTTAAAGGTGAAGCCCTAAATCTTGCCGTCAAAGAGAAGCTGCGGGTGTTCGACGAAGAAAAGGCGAAAGTTGATTACGGTCGCAACCAAGAGCATACGAAACAGCTAGAAGAAGATCGGCGAAATGCGCTCGATACGGCCAAGATTCTGGCGGGCGGACAGGAAGCTGTCAACAAAGCGTGGGCAGACGGACGGAGAAACTATGAAGAACTTGTTCAAATCAGGCTGAGGGGCGAGGCCGATGTCCGCAGCCTCCTCCAGAAGCAGAAGCAAGAAACGGATCAACTTGATGCCGCTACGAAGCGTGTTGCCGATCTTCGGCGTGGCATTCTAAACGAACACAAATCGGCTCTGGATCAACTTAATACAGCGACAAATCTGCGTTACGACGAGGAGATCAAACAACTTGAGAAACTGGCTGAACGCCAGAGCACGACAGATAAAGCTAAGCTTGAAGCCCTTAAAGCATCAGTCGAGCAATCGCGTAAACTCCAGCTTGCCCGGAATGAATTGACTGCCGCTGAAACTTCGGGAAAAGAAGCGCTCCAGACCCGCCAGAACTTGATACAGACTTACACGAAACTTGAAGAAGCCGGCGTGATTTCGATTACTGAAAAGGAGGAGAAGCGCAAAGAAGCCTACGACCTTACTCGGAAGGCTATTCTCGATGCAGCGGATGCAATTGAAAAGTTCATTGCCGCCAATAAGGGGACGCTATCGGATACCGAAGTAGCCAAACTCACTGCCCAAATGAAGGAGTTGCGTGCGGAGACGCAATATACCAGTGAGTTTATGAAGGGTCTGCGTAGCACAGTTAGTTCGTCTCTAGGCACCGGGTTGGAGACGGCATTCAACACCGTGTCCGAGGCGATCGGCAAGGCAATCGCGAAGACTGCTCAGTGGAAGGACGTTCTCACGGCGGTGAAGAATGCCGGTGCCAACCTGTTCGCACAGTTGTTGAAGGATATTGCCAGTTACCTGATCAAAGCGGAGGCGGCTAAACTCGCGTCGAGTCTGTTCGGTGTCGATACCGGTGGTGCCGGTGCCGCCGGCAGTGGTATCTCCGGGTTCTTCGGCAAGCTGCTAGGGTTCGGCTCTCAGACGGGCGCGAACCTCGCGGGGGCTACCATTAGCAGTACCGCTTCGACGGCGGCACCGGTAGCGGTCTCCACCCTAAGCCCAAGCGTCAGCGCTCTCTTCTTCCATCGTGGTGGCGTCGTCGGGGGTGCCGGTGTCCCGGCATTGGCACCGGCATCGTGGTGGGACAATGCACCTCGCTACCACAGAGGATCAGTGGTCGGGATGGGTGTCAACGAGCAGGCCGCGATCCTGCAACGCGGTGAGGAGGTGCTGACTCGATCCGATCCACGGCACATCTTCAACGGTGGTGGCGGCAGTGACATCAACATCCGGTCGGTGTTGGTTGATGACCCGCAGCGCATCCCACATGCAATGTCGTCGTCAGCCGGCGAGAAGATCGTGGTGCAGCATTTGGTAAAGAATGCCGCCACCATCCGCAGCATCGTGAGAGGCTGACATGCCGGCGCTGTGGGCAACCGATACGGTGGTGTCACCGGGTGCCTTCGGCGGCAAGACTGCCTTGCCCAATGGTTCCACGATGTATCCGGGCCAGTGGGTCGATAGCGGAGTTTTCCGGTTAGCGTTCCAGAAAGACGGCAATCTGGTTTTGTTGCAGTTGCCCGATACCGTCTTGTGGGCGACCGCTACCGAGGATCAGGGTGCTACCAAGCTAGTCATGCAGCCTGACGGCAACCTCGTCATCTATGCCGACACGGAGGCGCTGTGGGCCAGTGATACAGCGGACAATGAGGGTGCCTACCTGTCGCTCCAGAACGACGGCAACCTCGTCATCTACTCGTTCGAGAGCCTGGAGAAGCTGGCAGTGTGGACCCTGCGCCCGAACTGGCGAGGTGGTCAGAGCGAGACGTTGGAGTGGATGACGAGTATTGCCGAATCGCCGATGGCGAGAGAGCAACGCATGAGCCTGCGGATCAGCCCACGGCAGCGGCTCGAATACAGCTACATGCTTACCGGTCCAGAGCGGACCTACCTCGACCTGTTGACGATGGCTACGGCCGGTTCGCCGATTTATGTGCCCCTTTGGCACGATGTCTGTCACCTTCGGATAGCGGCTTCCGGTGGCGATACCACGATCTACGTGCCCACCAACTACACCGAACTTCAGACTTGTCGGTACGCGATCATCGCCAATCTTGATCCCTTCACTTATGAGTTGGTCGAGATTGCCGGGTATGATGGTGAGGCCGAGTCCCTGTTATTGGCCGCGCCGATCGGCGGCAGTTGGCCGATCGGTACACGAGTGTTGCCGGTCAAGAAATGTAAGCTTGAAAGCCAGCCAGACTTTGGGCGGCGAGCCGATCGCACTGCGGAGGTACGGATACGGTTTCAGTCGTTAGAACCGAATCGGTCAAACGCCGTGTCTAACCTTGGCATCTTTAACGGCAATTATGTATTGCAGGAGGATACCAACGAACTCGATTTGGCAGTGCGTTACGATCGCAAATGGTTTGCGCTCGACAATGATACCGGCATTCCAGTCCTCTACGACGTTACAGGCTTTACCCATCAAGAGTTCGCGTGGTTCGCGAAAGGTCGCGCCGCACATTGGCGGCTGCGCGGTTTGTTCTACACGTTGATGGGACGCCGGCTGCCCTTGTGGTTGCCGTCCGGTATGATGGATTTCGAGATCGTCGCACCGATAGAGCCTGACGATACAACGATGGAGGTAAAGCGTTGCGGCTATACCGACATGGGCGGGCCGTTTCTGCATCGTGAATACATTGTCATCCAATTGCGAGACGGCACCCGCCTCTATCGCAGGATTACCGCCGCCGCGATTAGTGGTAGCGAGGGGGAAACCGAACAGCTTGCACTTGATTCTGCGCCTGGGAGACTGATTCGGCCGCAGGACGTGCAGCGGATCAGCTTCCTGACATTCTCCCGGCTCGACCAGGATAGCGTTGAATTTGTCCACCCAATCGACACGCAAGGCGTGACGACGGTAAACGCAGTGTTTCGTACCGGGGTTGGTTACGGGCTTGGGGACGAGGTCGGTCCTCCTCCCGAACCACCCACGCATGATATCTGTTTGCATGACTTCCAGTGGTTTGCCGATACCGGTCTCTCCAATTACGCTAATGGTGGGTTCTCGCCTGACCGGCTGGATGAGTTCGGCAATTCATACCTAGCGGTGGGCGTAACTACGAATTTGCTCGTCTACGGCCCCACCGGGGTTCTTTTGAACACACTTACCTGGGCAGGGCTAAGGACAGCTATCAACGCTTGGCATGGCAGTGCGATCGCCGGTGCTACGGGTGCCGCTGCGTCGGTGTTCGGCAACCCCGTCAGACAGGGGAGATACGTTCTCGTTCATACGAATTACCAGATTAGTTCGACGTTTCAGAATTGGTGGGTATTGATGAAGCCGGCGGCGGATGGATCGCTGACGGTGGTGGGTGCGGTTTACTATTCGGCATTACTCGGTCCACCTTATGCTAATGGGCTTCGTATTTTCGATGTTCACGATGACGCGACGGTCCTAACGTATATGGGGTATTTCGCCCTTGGCGCGTTTGACGGCTGTTTTGGCGTATTACCGCCTATTTCTGATTTCCTGGGGGGCACCTACAACCTGACTGGCTGGGGAGGGTTGGGTCCGTGTAGAATCCGTACTACCATGTTTTATCCAATTTGCAATAACCACAATCTTTCATACCACTTTTATCAAAATCACGGCTCGCTGAATGATCTCAACAATAATATCGGGATCATCCTCCCCGGTATCGGCCGACTCGTCATGTACATCTACTTCAATCGCCCCTATCTCGATGCAGAGGCAGCGGGAGGGAGTAACGTCTGCGTAGAAGTACATGATGTAATCCAGCCGGCATGGCCGCTAGGGGTCATGTTGAAGATCCCACTTGACCACATGAATGACTTTAACGGCATCACCGGTACTTTGATCAGCGGTGCTAACTATGGTATCCCGACGCCGGGTTACCAGTACGATAACGCTAACTGGCAACTTGCAACAGGAGCACCAGCGATCCCCTTCCTTGATGAGTACACCTACATGTCGGATGACAGTGTAGGGGGCGGCGATCATTACGATCACCAGATTAACGCCATTCCACGCACCAACGGCCATTTCTGGATTGTATTCATCATGGTTGGGTTTTCCGATCATTCCTATCGTGCGGGTTCGTCAGACCCTGATTGGTACAAGTATTGGAATGCCAGGGTGCGGGTGTTCGACTACAATCCTGCGGCCGAATTAGCTGTGCAGGTTTACGAGAAGACCTGCGTGTTGCACCATGATGATGACTTCGGTGGAGTTTCTGACACCGAACGGGAGTCACATTGGTTAATCCCGACTATCGTTGAGGCGGGTGGAATAGCGACGATCCACTTACGCGGTGTGATGTTTGAAACGATCTTCTGCAACTTCACTATCCCGACATGAGCGACTTTGAAGTATCACGGTTCTCCGGGCGACCGATCGAGCTTTTCGAGTTTATTCGCACGTCAGACGGGGCGGATTACTACTGGCGCTACAATGGCTCCGACCGGAATGTCTGGCATAACGAGGTTGAATGGAAGGCAGTGCCGATCCGGCACGAGGCTATCCGTCTTAGCAGTGAGGCGCAGAGTACCACTCTGGTTATCACGATGCCGATCGAGGAGGAGTTCTGCCAGCAGTTGCGTTACTTCGGCACCCTGCCATCCGATACGGTGTGGCTGCGACTACGCCGCGCCCATGTAGGCGATATAACCGACATCGATGGCATGACGCCAGTGGTATCCGAGGCAGTGATAACGTGGATCGGGACCGTCAATGGGATCTTACAGGTGGACGAGGTTGAGGCCAAGATCACCTGTGCAATGCTGGCGGCGTCGTTCCAGCGTGGCGGGCTACGGTATGGCTACCAGCGTAACTGTCCACACGTCTTATATGCGACGAATACGTGCAAGGTTGATCGCGAGTTGTTTCGGGTGAACGCAACGGTCACTGGCATTAGCGGATTGACGATTACCGCTTCTGGGTTTCCGGGGGACTCGGATGGTTGGTTCGACGGCGGCTTTATTGAATACCACATTCCTTCGGGGGTGCTCGAACGCCGTATGGTCATCACGCATGTCGGTGATCAGATTACCGTGATCGGGATGCCCGCCGGGTTGGATGTCGGTGACCCAATCTCGGTTTTCCCTGGCTGTGATCGCGTCGTTGATACTTGCGTCAACAAGTTTAACAACCTTGGCAACTTCGGAGGGTTCCCGCATACCCCTGGCCGGAATCCCTTTGACGGTCAACCGGTGTTCTAATGAACTTTATCTGGGCGTTAGCCCTACTCATCATCAGCTACACGATTACGGCTTTGACCGCGAAGAAGCCGCAGACCGACATTGTCAAGCCTGCGACTTTTGAGGACTTCCAGTTTCCGCAACACGAGGAAGGGACACCGCAGCCGGTCATCTTCGGCGATGTGTGGATAGAGGATTGGATGGTACTGTACTACGGTAACTTATCCAGCCAAGCGATCCGCACGAAGACCGCCGGGGGCAAGAAGTAGTGGCACGGATCTACATGCGCCATCTAAGGGCAGCCGGGATGTGTAACCGGGAACCCCGCTTGTGGTTTGCCGCGCACGGGTTTAGCTGGTCCGATTTTGTCACCAACGGCATATCGATCGAGGAGGTTGAAGCGACCGGAGATCCATTAGGGATGGTTGTGGTCGAGGTAGCCCTACGAGAAGAAGCCGATGCCCAGCGGCGGTAAAGGTGGCAGCAAGTCACAGATCAGCGGCTACAAGTATACGATGGCCGTTCAGATGGGCGTGGGTCGCGGGCCGGTGAACGAGCTTACGGCGATCAAGGTAGGAGATCTCTCTGCGTGGTCAGGCAGCCTCACAGTCAGCGATTTCCAACAGATCAACCAACCAAGCCTGTTCGGAGGGGACCAGAAGGAAGGAGGGCTTGTCGGCACCTTCAAACTGTTGATGGGTGCAGCGGATCAGGTTGTCGATACGATCATTACCGGTGCGATAGAAGGCGGGTTCCCCGTACCCGGATGGCGGGGCGTTACGACCCTGTTTTACTACGGTCAGATTAGCAGCAACAACCCGTACCCGAAGCCGTGGAAACTGCGAGTTAACCGCCAGACCGCCGGTTGGGATGGCGACGTGTGGCGTCCGGATCTCGCGATGATCCCGATGGAGACGGCACCGGTAACCTTGATCACCTTTAACACTCAGCCGCATTCAGGGGACGGCATCGCCATCGGCGAAGAACAGGTGAACTTCTTTACCTATCTTACCGGTGCGAGCCACGACGTGGCGATCGGGTCAACTGCGGAGGAGACTGCTTCCCGCTTTGCCGCCGTGTGCAATGGGCATAGCGACGAGCTTTACGGGGTGGACGCAACCGTTAGCGGCTTGGTGGTATCCCTGATGTTCGGTGAGCCGGTATCGGTTCACGAGGTTCGCGGTAGCTTTACCTCAATCAGCCAACAGGGCGGCGGGATTAAAGCCATGAACCCGGCGCACATATTATACGAGTGCGCTACGAATAACGTTTGGGGTCGCGGGATGCCGCGATCGTTTATCGATGAGGACAGCTTTACGGAGGTGGCAGAGACACTGATCGAAGAAGGTTTCGGGATGTGTATCCGCTGGAATAGACAGGAGGATATCGACAGGTTTGTCCAGATTATCGTCAACACGATTGGTGGCGTCGTATACATCGATCGGCAAACCGGGTTACTCAAACTACGGTTGATCCGCTTTGATTACGATCCAAACGCATTGGAGATTTATACCTTTGAAAATGGTATGCTTGAGATCATCGAGGACGAGTCGAGTTCGTCCGACACAACCTACAACGAGATCATTGTCAACTATATCGATCCGATCAGTGGGCGGAAGGGGCAGGTTCGAGTTCAGAATATCGCCTCGTTCCAATCACTCGGGACGATGATCTCGACCACCGTTGACTATCTCGGCGTGCCAACCCCGGCCCTCGCGATGCGGCTGGCGCAGCGGGATCTACAAGCTAACTCGGCCGATGTGCGCCGGATGCGGATCAAGTTCGATCGGGTTGGGTTCTCGTTTTCTCCGGGTGACGTGATCCGGATCAGCGCACCGTCCCGTGGCATCGGCAACTTGATCCTACGGATAGGAGAGATCGAGGAAGGGCCGCTTGAGGACAACACGATCACGGTTATCGCGGTGCAGGATGTGTTTGGCTTGCCCGCGACCAGCTTTGTAACACCACAGCAAAGCTTCTGGATACCGCCCAACCGCTCCGCAAGGGTTATCTCTGAGAAGTTGGTCGGGGAGATGACCTACCTCGATCTCAGTGAGAACCTGCCGCCGGCTGAGCTAGCGGCTGTCACGGCGGATACCGGCCTCGTCAAGATTTTCGCCGAGCGGCCCGGTGGCGCGGCGATGGACTACGTCGTCTCAAGCAAGACAACATCGGAATCGGCTTTCGTTGAACGCAATATCGCCGGGTTCGATGCCGGTGCCGAGTTAGCCGATAACATCGGGCTGCGCGACACGGTGTTCAACTTTACGGGCGGCAGTTCGATGGAGTTGGTGACAGCGGCGATCGGCACGCCGATCGTGCTCGTCAGTCGGGCTGATCCGGCCGTTCAGGAATACTGCCGCCTTGATGACATCGATTTCACTGGCAGTGAGTTGACTGTCGCGCGTGGCTGTATTGATACCGTCCTGCACGAGTTCAAGGCCGGCGACCAGATTTGGTTTCAGGCTTTCGCGCCAACCACCGACTTTAGGGATTACGCAACCAGCGAAGTCGTTCAGGTCAAACTTCTCACCCGTACCTCCAGCGAACAGCTTGACGCCTCTCTGGCAGACACGGACGAGGTGCCGATCGGCGGCCGGCAGGGGCGTCCCTATCCACCGGGCGACCTGAAGGTGAATGGTACTCCGTATGAATTAAGCATGGTGTCTACGGCCGGTGATCGGGAACTGACATGGTCGCACCGTGACAGGATCACACAGGCCAATTTCCTACTCGAACATTTAGCAGGCAGCACGGGGCCGGAACCCGGCACCACCTACACCGTCCGCGTTTACGATGGGGCTGACCCAGAACCAACAACGTTGCTCCGAACCGTGACCGGCATCACCGGTACATCGTGGACTTACGATAGCACCATGGACACCGCAGACGGTGAACTGCCGTCTTATTGGTTCCAATTGGAATCGGTAAGAGGTGGCCTTGTTTCATGGCAACACTACCAGTTCCGGTTGTATCGTGTCGGCGCATTCGATGATGACTTCGACTACAATTTTGACGGGGGACCACCCTGATGCCCGGTACTAGTGGACCCAATCTAGGCGTCGTATGGGGATGGGCACCCCATGAGGACGGCTGGGGTGTCGGCGGGTTTAACCCCAACTTCGCAAAGCTCGACGCCTTAGTGCATCTGGCTGTGCTGGACCGGATGAACTCGCCGCCCAGCGTCCTGCCAGCAGCCGGTGACCGCTACATCGTTGGTACGGCGGGAGCGGGTTTGTGGGCGGGGCATTCGAACACCATCGCGGTCTTCGGTACAACCGATTGGTCTTACTATGCACCGAAGACAGGCTGGCGAGCCTGGAACTCACAAAGCGATTCGGTATGGATGTTCGACGGTACGGGGTGGGTCGAGAAGATTGACGGGTTCGACTTTGTGTCACCCGTTGATAACGATGTCATTGTCTACGATGGTGGGATAGGTAAGTTCATCAACGTTCGGCCGCTACGCGCTTTCTCATTCGGCAGTGATCCGGCCTCATTGCTCACTGCCAATCAACCGCTCTTCTACCACCGGTTCAGCTTCCCATTTAGGATACCACCGGATTTCGGAGACTACCGGAGTGCATCCAGCACATTGGGCGGGACTGCCGCTGCCACTGCCGCTGTTGTGCTGCGTGTGCAGAAAGCGGTTGCCGCGACACCGCTTACCTTCACCAATGCCGGTACGATTACGGTTGGGGCTGGTACAGTTAACGCCACGTTCAACTCGTCCGCGACTGTCATCAACTTCGCGAAGGGTGACGTTCTCCGCATCCTTGCCCCAGCGACTCCAGATAGCGGGTTCAGCGGGCCATTCGGCACCATTGTGGGGTATGAAACATGACCGGCTTTACCGATCGCGTGTCGCGCGGGGTTTTGAACCACGTCACCGGCAAGACGGCTATGTTCACCCTGCCCACAGCCTACCTTGCATTGTTCACGGGTGTCGGGTTGGACGATGGTACAGGGTTTACCGAGGTGTCGGCGGCCGGGTACGCGCGAGTCGCAACCGCCGCCGCCGATTGGAATACCGCTGCCGGTTCGGCACCGAGCACGATCAGCAATGCCGCCGCGATTAACTTCCCGCTGCCGGGTGCCGCTTGGACTGCGGTGATCGCGTTCGGTATCTATGACGCCTCGACCAGCGGAAACTTGTTGGTATGGGACTACCTGGGGAACTTCGACTGGCTGCCGGCGACCGTGTCGCTCGCTTCACCGGGGGTGTTGACCGTACCCGGCCACGGCTTCACGGCGGGGGATACCGTCATCTGGACAAACGAGTACGGCGGTTCATCCCCAACGTTCTCACAGTCCAACTTCACCGGGCCGCTGACGGTGGTTGCCCCAGCCGCGAACACGTTCACCTTGACCAACGCGGGAACTGCGGTCAACACCAGCAGCGTGGGTAACGGCATGGTGCGGAAGCTGGCCTCGCAGACCCTTGCCAGTGGCGTCCCGGTCGCGTTTCCGGTTGGTTCCCTGACGATCGCCTCTGGGTGAAGGAGGGCGTGGTTGTGGCTATTGTTTTCTTGGATGGGTTCGACAAGTACGGTCCAGTGAACAACAACGCCGCAGGCGTCCAGGCGTTGTTGCAGGCCGAGTGGAACACGGCAACGAGCGGGCTAACAATCGTTGCCGCGTTGAGCGCGACGGGTTTTGCCGTGTCTATGACCGTTGGCCCCGGAACCTTATCGAAGACACTGGCAGGTAATTACAGCAGGCTTATTGGTGGCGTTCGGATTAGCGTTGCTTCGCTTATTCAGACTTGCGGTATTCAATTCGCCGATGTGGCGACTAATCAGTGCGGCATTTGTATAAATCAGACCACCGGAACATTTAGCGTTAGGAACGGGGCTTATAACTCCGGCACAGTTCTTGGCACGTCCACTACCAGCATTACAGCAGGTTCGACGCATTATTTGGAGTGGGACATCACTTTTTCAAATACCGGCGCATATCAACTTTGGCTTGACGGCGTATCGATATTATCCGGCAGTAGCGTCGATACCACTGGCAGTGCCAACAACTACGCAAACGTGTTCCAGTTTGTAACTGCAAATCTAGCCGTCAACCCTACCATTGATGACTTTTACCTTTTCGACACCACCGGCACCATCAACAATGCGGTCTTGCTGAACAGCCCCCGCATCGAAACGGCGTTCCCGGTCAGCGACAGCGCGGTGCAGTTTGCGGTTGGCGCGGGGATATTGGGGTCGAGCGCGGCACGGGTGACGACGACGAACGCGCCGGCTGCTGGGTCTCTGGTGCTACGACGGTTCACCCCGGCCGTCGCGGGCACGCTGAGCAGCATTAGCATCATGCCGGGCGCGACCAGCGCGGGTGCGAATTATCGCGGCGTTGTCTACGCTGATAGCGGCGGCACCGCGCCGGGCACTCTGATGTCATCAGGTACGCAGGTTACCGGCGTGACTTCGGGCACGGTTGCAAACTTGCCGCTAACGACGCCGCAAAGCCTCTCGGCTGGGGCGCAGTATTGGATCGGCTTTATCAACGACACGAGCGTGGTTTTACAGCAAACAGATGCCGGCAATCTGGGGTATCGAGCGGCGAACACCTACGCTTCGGGCGCTCCGGGGACAGCGCCGGCCATGACCAGCGGGCAAGCATCCTGGCTGTTGTGGGGTAACCTCACCGCATCCGGTGCGAACTATGATCAGGTGAACCAACAACCACCGGACGGCCAGTATTCCTACGTGTTTGACGCGACCGTAGGGCACGAGGATCTGTATAATTTCCCGCCGATTACCACTTCGACCGTTCATGCGGTCGCGGTCAAGGCTTCACTGGCAAAGAGCGACAGTGGCGCAAAAACCGCCAGCATCCGGCTGAAATCCGGCACCACCAACAGTGCAGGGTCTGTCGCAAGCGTAGCGCCCGGTACGACCTATGGCTGGGGGGCAACCTACTTCGCGACTGACCCCGATACCGGGGCAGCATGGACACCGGCAGGGCTTAACGCGGCTCAGGCGGGGGTCAGGGTGGCATCGTGACCGACATCCAGATCGGCGGCGTAGTCCGTGAAGGACTGGTTTCCACTGGAGGTGAACTACGAGTCGCGGGCGTCGTCCGCGAGACGCTGGTATCCGGTGCCGGGCTGTTCGCACGGGCATCGGCGCGCCGGTCCAGTGCCCGTGGCGTCATCATGCCGAGTGCGATCGTCTATGGCAGGGCTAGGGGCCGCAGTACCGCACGCAGCAGGTTTGCCGTTGCAGCGCTGCTGGAGGGGCGTGCTGGGGCCATGTCGAGGGCGGCGGGCAGTATGGGTACGGGGCCGCCGCCCACGCCTAGTAGCAGCGGTTTCAACCGGGCAGTCACGGTGTTCACGTGAGTGACCCACCACCTCGTAGCAGCGTTGTGGGCGATCTCATCGGCCGCCTGCTCACCTACGCCGATACCCCATGGAAGGCGTTTGCCGTTGCCGGGTTAGTGATCGTAGGGGTGGTCAGTTGGGTGGTGTACGAGAAGCGAGATGAGCTTTTCGAGGTGTGGATGACCCCGACCACCCCAACACTCAAGGTTGGCGACATACCAGAGGCATTGGAGAAGTTGGCCGGGGAAGCGGACCTTGTTCAAATCTGGTCCGTTGATCTACCGAGTAACACGCAAAAGTTTATGGGTGCCCGGAGACGAGACGGCGAACGCCCGGTAATACCAAGCCCGCGCTCCCTGCCAATCATCGTACATATTAGCGATGCGCGGGCACTCGTGACTGTTCTAGACGGCAGTCCGGTTTGCGTTGATATCACTGCGGCCGGCACACCCTTCGCTCGCAGGCTGGCTGATCGGGGCATCAAACGCGGTTGTGCGGTGCCGATACCCCCCGGTCCTGAATCGTTTGTGGGCGTCATCTATCTCGCGTGGGCCACGGCACCGGAGACGAGTGCAGAGGATGTTGCGGTAAGAGTCGCGCGAGAGATCGCCGGAACATTGGCGACCAAGTAGTTTGGAATACTAGAACCAAGCGTGTAGACTACGCCACGCTTCACAGGAGTTTAACATGGCTACAGCAATGCGTTTTACCGGCCGGATGACAATCAACGGCGGCGAGCCGGTAGATGTAACTTTTCAAGGTGTCGCTGAAGTTCCAAAGGTTTGGGGCGGCGCGCCGCCCTATGTCGATATCGGCGGGCCGGGACCGCAGCCAAAGCCTGAGCATCCTATAGTTATCATACCCCCCGGAAGTATAGGGGGAAGTCCTCCCTTGCCGACCCACCCGATTTACTTGCCAGTATACCCGGCACATCCTATAGAACTGCCACCGGAAGAGCCGGCTGACCCTGGCTTTATTTGGGTCTATACGGAGGAGTTTGGCTGGGTACTTGATCCACAGGGCGGGGGGAAGCCTCGTCCACTGCCGCCTGCGTAAGGTTGCTGGGGGGTCAAAAAGACCCCCCGGTCCCCGTGCGATGAATGCTAAGGATGCGGCGAAGGTTGAAGTGGCGGCAGCGATCAGGGAGTTCGAGGTGAAAGCCCGTTCGCTGCAAATCCACCTTCAGGCCGAAGGTTTGTACAAGGGGAAGATCGACGGGGATTGGGGTCCGCAATCGCGGGCCGCATTGCGGCGCTACCAAAAACGGAGGACGCCATGATACTAGAAATACTTTTTACGGTAGTGATGTTCATGTGGTTGCTCACCATCTTACCACTGCCACCAATGGCACCGTTTGCTTCGTCCAACGTATTCTTCGCGTTCGTTGCGGTGCTGTTACTCGGACTCTACATCTTCCTTCCCAATATGCGGTAAACGTTTGCTTCGACCTTTTCAAGGTCTTTGCGGGCAGAACGGCACGCTAAACCGTAGCCAAAGCCAAAACACCCGATCATCAGCGCGATAGCTATATCGATTGGCATTGGCACTCGTCTCCGGGTTTGGCGAGCGGCACGCCTAGTCGCTCACGCATCTCGGCTTGCTCAATCGGTGGGATGTGTTCCCTGATCCAGTCGCAACTAGTGCAACGCTTGCCCGGCTCAACAACGCCGAAGAAGCCATACGCTATGACATGCCGCCCGCAGTCGGTGCAGTCGTATTCAATTTCGTCAGCCATCGTTTCATCCCCTGACATGGGTGTGGCGCGTAACCCATTTCCCACTTCCTCTCACATATGGGCTGACCACCCTCGATGCCTAAAACGCGATGCTCGTATTGGTGCGTCATAAAATAACGATAGCTTTCCAACCAGTGTATAGCGTCGTCTAAAGCCTTTAATGCTTTTTCCTCCATCATTTCTCCGGGGTCCATCTTTTCCGGGCTTCCTTCGAAGCCCTCAAAGCTGAGCAGTCGTCCGTTGCTCCGTGGATGATCTCGTGCAGCAAGTCGATACACTCGTTGCAGATCAGGGTTTGCGGCCCCGCTACCAGCTTGCGTACTTCAGTGTCAGGCTTGCGGCAAAAGCCGCAGTAATACGTTGCCTGTGTCATAGCTCCCCCTACGTTCTTTGCGGCTCCCTTTGGCAATTAGGCAGTGCCGCCTTTGCTGATGTCGGCCATCGGAAACATCTCCAACACGCGCCGCTGGGTTTCCTGCGTGCTGACGCTGTCACAGCTATGGCAAATCGGCAAGGTGAGGGCCGGCTTCTCGCGTGATATCCCGCGTGCCCGCTCGATCACCGCGTAGCAGGAAAAGCCCTGTACGTTGTACCGGGTGCCGCATAGCCCGCATATCCCGTCGATCTCACCAGTGCGAATGCGGTCAAATACACCGAAGACAAGTCGTAGTGCGCGGTGTTGTGGCTTCATCAGTTCGTCAATCGGCATCGCGGTGACTGTAGGCATAATCAGACCCGCGCCGACCAGAGCAAGGCTTATCGGCTCTCCCGCCTCCTCGAAGATCGCTAGGACGCGCGGATCATGGTTGTCTGTCCAGCTAATGTTACCTTTCTCTCGCCGCCGTTTTGCCTCACCCATCGCGGTTGCTCCATACGCTTGAAGAGATATTCAACCACGCATCTGGCGAATCGGCGATACGCTTCACATTAAAATCTTCCGCTATCGCGGCGGCAATGAATACTCCATTGGTAATATACCCGATCTCGCGCTCCACTACGTGCTTCAAGCCGTAGCTTGAGCCTTTTTTGTTAAGCTTGTTGATCTTGGTTTTCCCGCGCAGCCATTTCCGCGTTTCGATAAAGGCGACAAGCGAGCGTGGCTGACAGATAACCTCGCGTTCTTCAGCGAGTTCCGCTTCACGCTGGGACGCGGTTTTGTGACGTGAATCGAATACGCCAAAGCCAAAATCTCCCAGGTCCGGGTGTTCGGCGAGGATGTTTTTCATCACCGTCAACGCTCCATCTAAGACGGGTGGCGGCAACGTCTGGGGGTCAGCAGCAACCGGAGGCGGCACGGTCTGCATCGGTCGTAAACCTCCCTGTTGACGTGTCTCGGTACGTGGTCCGGGCAGGAGGGTAGGTTACGTCCGGTGGACGGAAAGCATCAAGACCGGATCGCCCAAAAAGCTTGACGGGACAGTGGCCGGGACAGCCGGTCCGGACGTGTCCGTAAGTTGTTATGATTGTTGGATAAACTGGCGGATGCTTGCGTATGCGAGTCGCCGTAGAACAGCGTCTGACGGGCCATCATGTGGTGGTTATGTCCGGGCATAATCGCTATAGGCGGTTGAAAACCCTCACGTTGTTGACCAGATACAGTGTCAGGCTGTACCATGCGGTTTCAGGCTGACCGGGACATAGGACGGGACATGGCGATAGAGACGAAAACGGCGCGGATGCGGCTGGCGGTTCGAGGCAAACCGTACTGGCAGCCCCTATCAGGTGGAGTGAGCCTGGGGTATCGGAGGATAGAGGGGGCCGGCACATGGTCGGTCAGGTTAGCGGACGGGAAGGGCGGCAACGCGATCAAGCGTATCGCGGCGGCGGATGACGAGCGGCGGGCTGACGGCAGGGATACCATGACCTTTGCCCAGGCGCGGGAAGCCGCGTTGCAGCTTGGCCGGGGCGATGACGACGGGCCGAAGGTTTTGACCCTGGATGACGTGGTGCGGGCATACGAGGCCAATCTGAAGGCGAGAGGCGGCGACAAGGGCAATGCAACCCGGCTGCGGCTTAACCTGACTGACGCGATGTTGAAGCGCCCTGTAGCGCTGCTGGGAGCCGGGGAGTTGAGTGTGTGGCGCGACGGGTTGGTGGAGAGGGGGTTGGCTGCCTCCGGGGTCAACCGGTTAGCTGTCATCCTGAAGGCGGTCTTAAACCTCGCGGCTGATGCGGACCCGAGGCTGAGCCGGCACCCGTGGAAGGTGGGTCTGTCGGCACTGCCCGGTGCCAGGGTGGCGAACAACGTAGTGCTGTCGGACGACGTGGTGGCGAGGCTGGTACAGGCGGCTCGCGGGGATGATTTTGGGTTGGTGGTCGAGGTTCTCGCGGTGACGGGGGCACGCATCTCACAGGTCGCCAAGTGTCAGGTAAAAGATTTGATGGGCGACAGGTTGCTGATCCCGGCATCGAAGAAAGGGCGGAACAAGAAACTGGTGCCGGTGATTGTGCCGATACCCGTTGGGCTGGCTAATAGGTTGAGGGTGGTGAGTGCGGGTAAGGCGCAGAGCGAACCGTTGATACCCGGTAATGGTTGGCGTACCGGCCATCACACTTGGAAGTTCAGGCGGATTGTGGAAGCGATTGGCGAAGACGGGATAACCTCATACGCACTACGGCACACGCACATCACGTCCCAATTGTTGAACGGTCTGCCTGTCCAACTAGTAGCGAAGCTACACGATACCAGCGCGAGTCAGATCGAACGGCATTACGCGGCAGCGATTGCGACCGGGACTGACGACATTGTACGGGCGTCTATGAAGTCGTTTGATGAGCCGGCGGCTGTGATTCGATTACGCGGATAGCACCGTCACTTAGTACCTCGACCACAACGACGTTCTCCTCCTGGGCTTGTCTGACCATGTTGGCGGTTCCTCTACCGCCGGGAAACGCAACCACCATGTCAGGTAATCCGTCTCGGAGCATTTGTTTGTTACGGATGGGGCCGGCGGCTTTACCGTGTAATAGCCAATTCGCCGTAAATTTGTAGTTCGGGATATCGTAGTTAAACGCCCACCGGCTTGCCATATGGTCAGCACCCGGCGAACCACCCTCGATGATACAAATGATTTCATGTATGCTGTTGAGATGATTGAGGACATCATTTAACAGTTTCTCGTCAGTAAACTTCCGCCCGCCACAAACTAACACGCGTATCATCGGTCTTCCGTTCGTAATTCGATGGGTTTCATTACCTTATACCGTTTCAGTTTGACCCCGACTTCCTTGCTGCCTCTCTCGTAGTTGTATATCCATTTCCGAGCCCAAAGACCGGATCGGTCTTCACGCTCAACGCCATCCTTGGCCTTGTACCAGCGGAAATGACCACGGACTTCGTGCCAGGGGAGACGCCAACCACTGGCATGTGTGGTCGGGGCGATCGTGATCGTTTCGCCCGGTCTGATCTTAACCTCCGACCAACCTATTTCAGGCCAGAAACGGTTTCGTCGTATTAACTGTTTCTTGAGGGATGGGTTAACCTTATGACCTAACACTTCAGTGTGCGATGAGTTTATCAGGTATATCGCACAAAGTACCATACACCGCATAGTAGATTCGCGTTCGGCATCGGGCGTTTCTAGCAGTGGGATGTCTGCCGGCTCGGATACAACTAGGTGGTTGCCATAAGTATGTACAACGCACCATACTCGTATCAGGCGCGGGTTGAGCTTGAGTACGGCTAGAGATTGATTTGACCCGTGTAATTCTGGGTCCGGATGGTAGAACCCGTATTCTGTGGAGTTCCACTCGAACCACAACTTGTCGAACGGGAACCGCACACTGCCTGGAGGAAACCAGCCGTTCAGTTGCTCTGGCAATTGGTTCATGTGAGGCAGTATTTCTGTTATTTCAAACGCCTTACTGCCCAACGCTAATTCAATAGCAGGTTGAGATATGAGTTTCTGGGGGGTGACAACATTGGACAAGATCATGCGATATGTGTGAAGACCTTTCATCGCCCTTTCTCCGATGAACGATATCAATCGGTCGTTTGGTGGGATTCAAGGAACTCCTGCGGCGGGGTCAGGATCACCCTGACGGCCCCCAGCTTCGCGGTCTTCAGTTCGCCCCGCTTGATCAAGCGGTAGACGAAGTTTCGGCTGATCCCGCCGACTTCCTCCCGCCAGGGGTTCACACGCCAAGCCCGCTTTCCGTCAACCTTGTCACTCATGGTAACCTCACAGTGGACCGAAGAACTGATCGGCCACGCTTTGACGATATCGGAAGAACTCTGCTTGGTCAGGGTACTCTTCCGCAAACAGGCGAGCGTAGAAGGCGACGTAATCGTTGCAGATCTTGTACTTGTCGCTTGACTCGGGGTTCACGTCTTCTATCTCGAACCTGACGGCGTGCATTATAAAGTCAGCGGACTGTCGCTTGAACCCCCTATTGATCTTATGGAAGGTTAGCCGAACAAACCATTCGTATACCTCCGGGTTCGCCTTGTGGTACGCCGTCCACGCTTTCCAAATCCGGTAACCAGAGGGGCCGTCCGTCACTGGTTCCCGATCTCCCAGGTTGAGTAGAGTGACCCCGTGTACCTGCCCCTGATGTCTACGATCAGGCGTTCAAGGGCTTGGCTCTCCCCGTTCATGTGGGTGACGACAACCTTGGTGATGCCGCCGTCACGGTCTATCCGGGGCACAGCGCGGATAACTGAATCCCCTGCCTCGAACTTGCGTTCACTGCCGTAAGTCATAATCTCGTAGGTCATCTGCCCGCCTCTTTGATGGACGGTGCGACGACAACGCCGCACCGCATGCCAAACATGTTTCTACAGGTCAAACTCGGTTTCCGTCTTCTTGCTGCGGCGCGGCTTGCGGGTGCGGGGAGCGGCCGGGGCGCGGGGCTTGCGTGGCTTACGCAAGGTGGCGTTCACCTCTTCGACCGCTTCAGCGTCGCCGCTGCGCCAGCGGGACAGGAACCCGATGCCATCGGTGGGCAGGTTGACCGCGTAGTCGATCGCTGCCGTCAGGGTGCGAGCGGTGACGCCGCTGCGCTTGGGGCGGCCCGCTGTCAGCACGTCGTATGCCTTGTCCACCCCTACACGTTTCGCCGTACTGATAATGCGATTGGCCTTGATCACATCCTCCATTGCCAGCTTCTGCAACGACATCGGCAGGCTGTGGAGGTACAAGAGTTTCTCGTAATAGGTGTCAGAGATGCTGAGCTTCTCGCGGATCTCTTTTTTCGAGTAGCCGCCACCGACTAACCGTTTGACGATAAGCCCTTTCTCCCACGGGATCAGGGGTGCCCCGGTGTTGTCAACGAACAGGGCGCTCTGGATGTCAAGATCGTTGCCGCCAGCGGCGCGCAGGATCACAGGCACCGCGACGATCGGGTAGCCCCGGTCCCGCGCGAGCAGGGCGGCGGCATAGCGGGTGAAGCCACCCGTGATCGCGACCACGCTCTCGCCATCCAGCTTGATGATTTGGGCAGGCAAAGCTTTGTGCAAATAGAACCCGTTTGCCATGATCGAGGCAGTGAGTTCCTCGATCCGGTCCTCATAGGTGGCGTTGTGGACGCGGACGTTGAGTCCAGGCGGCGCATAGATCTTGTCGAGCGGAACCATGTGCATGCCGTTGTTGGGCTTGGCACCGATGTCGGCCATGACATCTTTAAGGCTGCCGGCTTCAAAGTCGGTTGCATAGTCGATCGACGGGATTTCGGAATCCATACTTACGTCTCCTCAGACGTGGGGGGATGAGGCGCTTACAGCGTCTCCAACGCGCGGCGGTAGGTGTCGAGGACGATGTTGAACTCCTCAACCTCGTCCGCGTCCTTACGGCGTTCACGTATTAGTGTGTTGATAACCTTGATGTCGAAGCCGTCGCTTTTGGCTTTCTTTTTGACCTCAGCGATGTCGGCTGCGATCTCGGCTTTGTCAGCCTCTAACCGTTCAATTCGTTCTATAACCGCGCGTAGCGATTCACGGATGTTATCCAGTGAACCAACTAACCGTTCTACCATATTCGCGCACTCCAACGATACGACGAACATAGGAGTACGGTAGCAGACAGCCTGTCAAGCTGAAATCGCTATGTAAGAAGTAGTAACTTGAACCCATCCGGGGAACTCCACAGAAACCAAGTTTGCCGTGTCGCCAAACCGAGTTTGCCGTACCGCCAAACGTACCACCAAACCGAGTTTGCTGTTGGGAGTACCGGGCGGCAGGCGTGTCAACCCTATTCATCTCTGACCACAACTGTTATGACGACTAGGTCTAACTGTGGCGTAAAATTGTGCAGTGAATGTATATGATATATAGCACTAGGATTCCTCTGTCTCGCGCGGGAAACCGCTTTGGTCAGGGTATTGGTCAAGCTGCGCTTCGTGCGGTACAGAAGCACGCTCGAAACTAAGTTTGCTGCGATAAAGCGGGAGCAGCACATGGATGTCCCCGGTTCGAGGCCAGCAATAGCCGAGGCAAGGCTAGAACCATGGTTCACGATCTGCGTCCCCGTAAAATCCCTATGCAATCTCCGTTTTATATTTCCCTGAAATGTGCGCGGAAGTGGGTGCGTCAACGTTGCACATTGACAAAAATAGGTTAACTGACACACGCGACGCGTGTCACGTAGTTTATGCAACCCTCTGATGTAACGGGGTTATGGCCATAACTCCGGCAGCCACGACCACGTCATATCTGGTCATCCTCCAGCCGTGAATGGCACGCATGCGTTATCCAGTGCTCGTTTGGGGTACGGCTGCGACAATATGCGTCACGCGGTGCGACAATGTGCGACGTTGATCGCAACCAGGGTTACTCAGGCTGACCGTAGCCGGCAGGAACGGAGCCTGTCAACCGTCAAAGTTATCCACACCCTGGCTCAGAGTCTGTGCCGCTCAGGCGAAGTTATCCACATATCCCCAGAGTTATCCCCGATCTTCCAAGTTATCCCCAATTTCATCCACACCCTTACAAACCGAGTTCCCTGATGACCACGCCGGTTACCACCACGTCGTATGACCGGGTGAACGAGTGGACGGTGTGCATAGCGTAGACGGATTCTGGTTCTTTCACGCGTGCGCGAGCCATCACGGACGATAGTTGCTGCATCAAGCTCTTCCGTGCCTCTTTAATAGCGTTGGTCAGGTTAGGCGTGTTGCTGGGGATGAACTTGACCATCGTGTAGATCTCCCCGACATCCAGGGCTGCTACCTGGGTTGGCGCGCTATCCATCGGTCCTCTCCTGTAGGGTGTGGCGCAGACGACATGGTGGCAGGGTGTGAACCTGTCAAGATGAGCCAGAGTTCCCTGTGAACCGGGACCATTTCTCCGGGGTCTGTCTGTTCATTTCTCTGACGTATAATTGTCACAGTCTATTTCTCCGGGGTCTATTTCTCCGGGTTATCCCTGATCATCCCAAGGGTGGGTTGGTTAACCCCGAGGTAGGGGTTACGCGTGTAGCGCATGGCAGGGGTGCGTGTCTAGATGCCCGATTGGGATGACAGATTACCGATTGGTCGCCGACAGGTTCGCGGTTATGGGTTGGTGGCCGGGATACAAGGAAAATGGCGTTAACCATTTTCCCTGCTTGACAGGATAGTAACCTGTCACCAGATTAGCGTGGCGACACTCAAACCGAGTTTGGAGAGCGACAATGAAGCGGGAGCACTACACCGTCACTGAACGAGGGTGGACGTATGACGATCAAATCG